ATTAATAAAGATTTAAAATACGTGGGGAGTAGCGGATCAAATAAATATGGCGGTTGGAGAATGTGGAGAGTTTCTAACTTTAGTGGGAAGAAAAGCTCAAAATAGGGATACTGTCGAAGATTGGATTAGTGAAATATCAGATGTGATCATCATGATGGAACAAATGGCTACAATTTTTGGTTATGATAAAGTTTATGAACAAATTCAGTTAAAAATGGCACGTTTAGAAGATAAGATTAATAGTTATAAATAAAAATATGGTTGTATGAAGTAAGTCGAAAGGCTTCGCGGACACGGGTTCGATTCCCGTCCGATCCACCAAGAGAAAATTTGTGTATTAAGTTTTCTGTTGATGGGTCGGCAAGGCTTCGACGGGAAGAAGAGTAAACAAATGGACAACTGGATAGATGACTGACCTAATCAGCATAAAAAATATAAATGCAAGCAATGACGCATTTTATGGTGAAACTGCCCTAGCGGCATGAACCATTGGGGACTGATCATCCTTATTATCCAATTGATTAAAAAATGGCAGCTTTTGGCTGCCATTTTTCTTTTGCATCTTTCTGATTCTGTAATAAATACGTTGGTCAAAAGGGAAAAAATAATGACGAAGAAAAATGACTTTCCGGCATCACATGAAGTAATAATGTTTCCACAGCAAGATCCAGTTTCAATAAAATGTTTTAAACAGACAATTCCAGTCAACATATATCATTTTTATATAAATTCAGAGATAGAAGATTATAGAGCATACCTTGATTTAATCAACACATTGAAAACAGCAGAAGAGCATGATAGAGTTATAATTTACTTGAATTGTCCAGGTGGTGATTTAAATATCACTATACAAATTATTAATGCTATAAAGTCATCTAGGGCCACTGTAGTAACGTCTATCGATGGACAAGTATGTTCGGCGGCCACTCTAATATTTCTAGCAGGACATGAATATATTATCAATGATCATTGTAGTTTTATGATACATAATTATTCTGAAGGCGTTATAGGAAAAGGAAATGAAATATGGGCGCGAGTTCTTCACGCAAAGGACTGGTTCCAAGAGCTTACTTACGATCTATATGCAGGATTTTTAGAAGACTCGGAAATAAAAGATGTTCTTGAAGGTAAAGATATTTGGCTAGATAGCGACGACGTACTAGAAAGATTAAATCACCGCAATAAAATTCTTGAAGAGCGTCAAGCAAACATACAAAAAGAAGAAGAAAAACTTACAGCTTTAGATAGTAAGTCAAAAAAGAAAAAATGATTGTATTCAGTGACTAAGAGTGATATGATGTCTTCATGAATGAAACTTTAGAAGACATCATATCAGATTCAGTTCACTTCAGATCTCCATCATCTAAAGGGTGGAGGAAAGTTTATTGTGAATACTGTGGCGATGGCAGTAGGACAAAAGGACCAAGAGGAGCATGGAACTTAGACGACGATACCGCATCATACCATTGTTTTAATTGTGGCGTAAGTCTTCGCTTGGAACCGCCTTATATTATAGGGAAGAAGGCGAAAGAAATCCTTTCAAGTTTCAATATACCTATTAATAAAATTATTCACTTAAATAATTTTTTATGTAAAACAGATGCTCTGCCCAAAAAAACAAAAGTATATTTCAATTATATACAAGAACCTGACCATTTTATAAAATTGTCAGAGGCTTACAGTCATCCTCTATACAATGTTGCATTAGATCATCTGGCATCCAAAGCTATAGCGATTTCAGATTATACATTTTATTTGTCCAGTGGAAAATCCGCAGATTCGGTAGATGAAAATGCAAAAGCAAAATTCATGAAAAATAGATTAATAATACCTGCTTATCATGACAATAAAATGATATATTATCAGTCTAGAGACTTATTAGGAATTGGAAAAAAATATGTATCGGTTGATAGACCAAGACTTGGTTCCATGTATTTTATGGATAGGTTGTATGATTCTAATAAATTCTTGTATGTGACGGAAGGCTTCTATGACGCCTTTCATCTTAAAGGTGTGGCGCTAATGGAGAATCATATAACAAATGAACAAATAGAATTGTTATCTAAATGTAAAAAAATTAAAATATTAGTGTCAGATAAATCAGGTACTTCCGATAGAATGGTAGATATAGGGATTTCACATGGATGGAACATATGTTATCCTAGATATGATGACGACGTTAAAGATATAACGGACTCCGTAATAAAAAATGGTATACTATATACTAGTAGATTAGTCGTAGACTCCACCATGACAGCAGGAGAAGCTTATGTAAATTTCCAAATAATGAATAAATAAAAACATAATTTGGATTATCCATGAAGAAATTAGAAAAAATCTCCGACCCTGAAGTGCTAGATGAACAAATATTGTTTTTAACCGAAACAGCACATATGCTTCGAAAGAAAAAGCTTAAACCGCGTAAATCATTTCACTCGGATTTTTTAGAAAAAGTTGGCATAATCATAACAGATACAGCGGATAAACATAAAAAGGACTCGAAATGAAAATTATTTCTCTTCAAGAAGTTAGAGATTATTATAAACACGATTCAAATATTCTTGATTTTTTAAGAAATTTTCCATTAGAACGAATTGGCGACGCAACACTAAGAACAATGGCATTGACGACTAGGCAATCACTAGAACTCTTAGTAGAAGAATTAAATAGATTGCAGAATATGGTAGACGAGGCTCCACCCCCAGAAAAGACAGTCGCATAACTATAAATAATTCATAATTTGGACAATAAATGACTTGTGAATTGCGACCCGGTTTAGTTAAACCAATAGATGCATTAATAAAATATTTCTTGGAAGTAAAACCATATCACACAAAACTGTTGGAAGTTGTGGAGAAGTATAGATTTAATGAATATATTACAATAACCGTTGATGAAAACCATACTATAGATATAACTAAAAAGAATAGAGCCTTATGTGGACCAGTCGGATTCGGTCTGATATGGGATGAAGAATGTGGTTTTGACGCAGTTGAATGTTGTGATTTATTCGAATGTATAGGCGGATACGGTCTTATATTTGATAATTCTGATTTATTGGTAAATGAGACAATTTTAAATATTAATGATTCCGCAGATGAAATTCAAGTAGCAGGCGATCACACTTTTGATAGAAGAATTCAGATTAAAAATATCCCATCATCCTCTAAAATAACATTAGAGGGAGATCATGTTTCTACGTTTCAAACGCATAAATTATTTTTGGTAGTGCCTTATTTTACTTTAAATATAGTAGATATAACTGAAAATAGTTTTTTTATTAGTGGAAATAAAGTGTCGGAAATACAATCTAAAAAAGATTTTAGAGTCAGTGGAAGCAGATACAATGACGGCGTATATGCCACCTCAATAGTTAGATACAATCCATCAACAAATCGGACGGAAATAATAGTAAATGACGAGCTTAATACGACATTGATATCTGGTTATATAAATGTATCAAGTCCAAATAAAAATAATGGCGTTTATCAAGTCAAAACAGTTACCTTGGTAAATGGCGACACAGAAATAGAAATAAGAAACAATAATATATTCAACCATTTGAACGGCACTGTCCATGGGTCAATTCAATTGCGCACTGGACTTATAGCACCGAGAAGAGTTTGGCATTTTAATCCAGATATAAATGATGTGGTAGAATATAGAATATCTGGTCAGTCATATGATACTGTTTCAGATATCACCACTATAACTTTAGCAGAAAGTATATCTACCCCATCGACGGGAGATGGCGAAATAAGACTTTATGGTTATAGATTTGGTGCAGGGTTTGATGGGTTTAAAGAATGTTCTACGCCAAAACCATATAATGTTAATTTAAGCGTCGGTGAAGTATTAAATATCACAATTAATACAGTTTAAGTTTAAAAATGCTGTTAGATACATAGATCTAACAGCATGTTTATTTCTTCAATAGAATTTCTTGCAGATGTATGTAAAATGCCTATACCACCCGCACTTTTCCAAGGATCAATAGATTTAGATCTATCATCCACCAATATAGAGTTAGAATTAGCAAATTTAGCTTTATCTTTGCTATCCTGCACAGTCTTCACTATAAGATTAGGATAATTCTTTCTAAACCAATTTCTCTTCTGCTGTGCGGCGTTCTTGGGAGTATTGCCGCATGCAGTTAATATGAAAATATTGATAAAATTGTTATTTACAAAATTTAGCAATTCATCGGCGTCAGGCATTTTTTCCAGATTTTCAAAGAAAGGTTCTACTTCTTTGTCATATTTTTCTATTGAAGACCATAACTTACCGCGCGAAATTTTATGAAAAGGTAGTCCATTTATTTCTGATACCTTTTTTTCAAAATCGCATAGTACGCCATCGGCGTCAAGATATATTGTATAATTTTCATTGAGCTTTTTCATTCATGTACCTTATTATAATTTCTTCTATTAGTTTATTTAATGTTATATCTTTTTCATGAGCTTTGCGCGCAAGATAAAGGAATTCTTGCTCATCTAATTCTAGAATTATATTGTTTTCTTCGATCATAAGAGATCCTATTTCGGATTCCACAAACATCGACCATACCCGGTTTTACATCAACCGTCAACCATAAATATGCCAAAAAGGATGTAAACATGTCATACATATCAGAGAATATCATAGCCGAAGAATTAACAAAAATCCAAAAATCTATGCAAGATAGAAGAAAAAAAGAGGTTGAATTATATGGAGGCATTCTTCATCCAAAAACAAGTAATCGATTCTGTATAGATATTATAAATGATGTATTGGACGAAAAAGAAAAAGTAATATTTAAAAATCAAGTTACAAATTTTAATATTCAAGAATGTTTTGTATCACAATTTAGCAATTTATTCACTTTAGAAATAGAAGAAGATGTTACAAATAAAGTTTTGTCATTGATCCCAAAAATTAACCGTGGAAGTTTTATTATAAAATATCTAGACGGCGATGCAGGAATATTGTCAGTAACAAAATTGAACGATTGTGAATTGATATTAAATAGAACATCTGGTAATTATGCGATTTCTGCGTTAGTTACACATAAATTAACATATTCATTTAAATCCATATCAAGATCTATAAATATTTAAAACGAGTAACTATATGGACAGTACGTCAAGCATAATACCACCAATTTTTTCACATAAATTTAGATTTTCAATAAAGAATATCCAGGAAGAATATGCGGAAATTTTATCATTACAAATCATAAGCGTGGCATTAAAAAAACAAGAAAAAGATTCAAAAGTATATGCTGACTTCGAAATCGATAATAAAGGGTTGGTCTTAGAAGCGATTAATTCAATATTAAATAGTGATCTTAACATTGAAATTAAATATTTGGATAATGATTTAAATCCCGCTAGAATATTTTATATACATAACGCAAAAATTAAATGTGTAACCTCGGAGTCATCATATTCAAATTATGAGTCACTTCAAATTAAAGTCGAAATGAATTGTCAACATATAATACTATGAAATCATTTATAGAATATTTGACAGAAGCTCCTGTAACTGACTATAAAACATTTGGCGATTTTAGTAAATCCCATTCATTTAAAAAGCGCGACAGGGCAATAATTACTTCGCCTAAATCTATCAATAATACAAAACAAAAACTTGGAAAGACCGAGCATAATTTAAATTTGTATTTTATTAATTCGAAAGAAGCTAACCGGCATACCGAAATTGGGGTTGTATCTTTAAATTGGGTTAAACAAAATCTCGGAGATGAAATTTATAATTATATTTTTAATAAGTTAGAAGAAGATGCGATAAATGTAATATTCACGAATAATAAAGGCGAGCAGGGAGTTCCGATGACACCGTGGATAATATCTCACAGAATTGCGCATGCACTTTCTAAAAATGATTATACGAGATATGGCCAAACGCATGCACAATTTCAAGAATATAGAGAGGCTGGAAATAGTCTAAGAGAAGCTTTTAATGATTTGATTGAATGTTATGGCATACAAACACAGACGTTTAGCAAACATATTTCAGATACTAATGCGCAACAATATCTTAATCTTAATGATAGACAAAAACAATTATTATTTAAACAAATCGGCAGCCAAGTGTGCACGTTTAAATCCGCTAGAGATGGAAAGATACGCGAATGGTTTGAAATACTAAATGAATTGTTTGCCCAATATATAGTCACCGGTAGAATACAATTCAACCGAGCGCCGACGAGATTAAAGTTTGGAAGGGGATTTCTTAATCTTCAAGATGAAGAAACCGCCAATGATATATTAAATGCACTTTCACACACGTTACATTATTGGTTTGATTCTCTCTGCAATAGTGCGTATGGTAAAATTCTTGTAATGTAAGGAATATATGAATACTATTAATGCTTTCTGGTTCAATCCGGTGAATTCGGCTGAACGAAATAATTGGGGCGATGCGCTTAACAAGATTTTGATAGAAAAAATCTCGAAAAAAAGAGTAGTTTGGATAAATCATGGGAATTCTATTGAAAAATATATTTGCATAGGTAGCATACTACAGAGAGCAGATGCATCTTCTATTATATGGGGGGCTGGTTTTCTTTCAGGCTCCAGACAACTAAAACAAAAACCTAAAAATATATGTGCAGTTAGAGGTAAATTAACACGAGATATAATATTATCACAGGGATTTGATTGCCCGGAAATTTACGGAGATCCGGCGTTATTATATCCAAAATATTATAAACCTGAAAACATCAGAAAAAAATATAAATTGGGAATAATCCCCCATTATATAGATAAAAATAATGAATGGTTTAAACATAATAAATCAAAAGAGGTTCAGGTTATAGATATATTATCTGGTATAAACAATGTTATAGATAGAATACTAGAATGTGAAATGATTGCTTCTAGTTCATTGCACGGTTTAATTGCCGCAGATGCATATGGTGTTCCGTCAAAATGGTTAGAATATTCCGATAAAGTAATAGGCGGCGGGTTTAAGTTTAGAGATTATTTCTCCTCTGTTGGTCGAGAGCATTGTAATAGTTATAAGATTGAGCAACAAACTAACATAAAAGATATATTGGCTAGTTTTGAACAATATGACATAAATATAGATTTAAAGAAATTGTATAATGCATGTCCATTCAGACCAATATATTGAACCAAATTTAACAGAATCAGATACAGTAGAAATAATGAAAACACGCATCAAAAAATCAATTCCATTTTCGCTCTCTAGAATAGGAGATGGAGAAATATATATTTTAAATGACAATGCTCCGGAATTTTTGGTCAAGAAAATATGCAGATTGTGGGATATAAAGGAAAAAGACTACAATACATTTAGATTAAAATGTAAAGAACAGATTGATAATGCGATAAAATATTCTGATATTATAGGTATAATTGATAAGAATAATGAAGTGTGTCAAAAAATAAATTGCTCACCAACTACATGGTCCATAAAGAAATCATATGTTAATAGTTTAACGACGCGAAATATGATATGCGATCATCAAATCACTCGCGGAAAACTATTAGGCGATCCTCATAATTTATCGAATATAATAAATGGAGAGCCAATAAATATAATAACTCCAAATATATCAATTAATTGCAATAAATTATCAGATATACTGCGTTGTGATGTTACTACCACATTAGTTAATAATAACAGAATTGATCTTTTACAAGAGATAAAAAATATAAAACAAAAAATAGTATTATATGGTGTAAGTTTAACTGCAAAAGATTTGGGTGTTATATTAAAAAATGACTATAGTAAAATAGCTATAGATATGGGCGCAACATTAGATGCATGGTCCGGCATCAAGAGTCGTAGTTGGTTTAATAGGGATAATATACAAGGACATTGTCTAATAGATGAAAATTAATTACATACAAAATAAAAGAATAGATTATAATAAAGTTGAAAAATATTTAAATTATTCATCTAATGCAAATCATTTTACAAACAATGGGCCAGTTAAAAAGATATTAGAAGATCGTTTATCAGAAATGATAAACTTACCCATTGGGAAAAAAGTCTTATGTGTTAATAACGGTACAACAGCCCTTCATGCGATAATGTTCTATCTTAATGAGATACATGGTAAAATCGTAAAGTGGGCAACGCCAGCTTTTACATTTCCATCATGCGTTGTAAATTATTCTAACACAGAAATATTTGATATAGATGAAAATACATACGGTTTTAACCACGATTTTGATTCTGAACCGTTTTTTGGGGTAATACTAACAAATCTATTCGGAACATTAGTTTCTAACGTACACTCGAATAAATTTACAATATATGATAATGCTTCATCTTTTATGAGCATTGATAATTTTGGAAAAAATATATGTTTAATGGGCGATATATCGTTTTCTTCCTTACATCATACTAAAACCTTGGGTTTCGGCGAAGGTGGGTTTATAGTGTTGGATGAATACATGTACAATGAAATACAGCGTATAATAGGATTTGGATTTAATCTAGAAAAACAATTTAAGATAAATTCTTCTAATTTTAAAATGTCAGATGTATCAGCAGCATTAATATTACAACATATAGATAATTATTCCATTTCAAAGCATCTGCAAATACAAAATCATATATTAAGTGGAATATGTAACAAAAATATTAATATATTTAACTACAGTGATGGCGTTTTTTATGGTAATATACCATTAGTGTTTAACAGCAATATACAAGTGGATTATTTTAGAGATAATAGTATAGAAGCTAATAAGTATTATAAGCCGTTATTGCCACTTCCACTTTCAATGAATCTTTATGACAAAATTATAAATCTGCCAATATATGATACAATGACAGACGAGCAAATAGAATATATGATTAAAATAGTTAATGAATATGATCCTAATAACTGATATATTGTTCCCTAGTAAATATGCAAAATGGAGAACTGAAGAATGTAAATCATTTATAAATGAATACTCTACAGATTTTTTAGTCCACAAAATTAACAGTTATGCTGGTGTGCAATATGATGTAGATTATGAAGATACAGAAGAGGAATTTCGACTAAACAATTATAATATAATTATATTTGATAGTAAATTCAATTACTTAAATAAATACAATAAAATAATTGATGGTACAAAGTTTAATACAAATAATAATTTTTCTTATCTATTCACAAAACAGACAACATTTGATATAAAAAAATATAATATAATATATCATATATTTTTGTCAATGTATAAGAAATTTAATGAAAGTTTTCAAGTGCCTAAAAATAAACAATTTATACATTTGTACCCAGGCGGAGGATTAGCCGCAAAGGGCGATTTACAAGGAATGGATAAAGCCACTAGAATTATTTCAACTAATCCGATAACAACAAAATGGCTACAAGATATAAATCATAGAAATAATATAGAAGTATTAGGTAGCACGCAATTACAAAAAAATGATATTCCACATTTAAAGAAAAAAAATAATCAAACGATTAAAATAGCTTTTAGTAACTTAGGATCTCCAGATAGAAAGGGCGCCCCATTATTTAAACTAATAGCTGAAAAATATAAAGAGATGTATCCAAGTGATAATATTGAGTTCATAGGAATAGGAAATTGTAAACATTCTAAGAACATTATTCCTATAGAACCAATGCCAATAAAACAATTGCAGAAATTCTATAGGGATAAAATAGATATTGTTTTAAATCTTGAAGATGGAAAGGCTTTCAACGGCTGGCCTCTTGGTATAGAGGCAGCACTAGAAGGTGCAGTATTAATTACTACCGATGTGCATGACACTAATAAGTACATGCAATACCCTGAAAATTCATTGTTCATAGTGGAAAAAGATGATTATAGGAATATTATTAGACATATAAAAAAATTACACGATGATCGTAATTTATTGCAAGTCATGTCTAGTAATATACAAAAACATTCTTTTAAAATGTTTTCATATGAAAATCAGCAACAGAAAATTTTTGATTTTCTTAATTCTTCAATCAATATGGAAAAAATAAATATCTATCGTCAGATATGTCCGGCGAGTATAATAGATAATAAAATTTTTAATATCCTGCACAATAGAACTAATCTTATAGAACAATCTAATGTTATAGATGTCTGTGATGATATTACAGATCTAATTTTTGGTTCAATTAAAGATGGGAAAAAATTAACTTTGGCTAGATATAATGATGGAGAATGGATATCATTATTATACATAAAAGATAATAATCTGTATAAAATACATTCCGTAAAATGGGATAAAGATGGGCAAAATTTCGTAGATACGAAGATAAAACCAATACTTAGCGAAATAGATTATCCCATAGGAATATCAACCGAAGTATTCAAGAAGCCCGCTATAAGTAAAAATATTTACGAATATATAAAAGACCTGGATATATTTGATGGCGGATTGTTCGCCAGATGGTCCATAACAGGAGAACTTGATAAGTTTCTGAATGTCCTAAAAGATAAAGATGTTATAATTGTTGGTCCAGAATATTTAAAAAGTTTAAATAGCCATTTAAATTTTAAACACATTATCACTACTGATAAAGTATGGAACCAATATGATGAGTTATTTACAAACATACAAACATGTGTTAAAGACGGCACAATATTATTGTACTGTTGTTCTTTTGCTGCCAAGAGATTGATACATGATTTTAAAGATAAAAATTTAATTCAATTAGATATTGGCGCGGCATTTGATGAATATTGTGGAATTAAAAGCCGTCCATGGCATTTAACTTAAATATCGCAAACAAATATATTTATATAATTAAAGTCTTTTGAAATCTGTTGAACTATGGGCTCCACCTCGTTTTCCCAAGAAAGACCTCCTAGACCGCAACCAATTCTTGGTAGATATAAATCTAGCTCATGCCCCTCTGCGAGTTTTGCACACGTATATAAGCATAGACGGATAGCATCTACATCGGCAACTCTTTCGCCTTTGAAGCTAGCAGTATTAACTTGTGTGAAACAGTTGGCAATTATAGGTCCAGAAACTGGTGTATAGAATTTAACACGACCAAGCGCCAATTGCTTTTTTTGTAATGAATTAAGATAATTTGAATAAACCGTAAATACCTCTGGCCATTTATTTTTAATGGCCAGAGCAATTCCGGAGCCCATAACGCCCAAGCAGTTCACGCCGTGAGCTATAATACAATTTTCAGTGATTGTTGTTACATCTTTTTTTATATATTTAATCATTTAATCATTTAGTCTGGATGGAATTTTGATGAATTTATCCAAAAATGCTTCTTTCGTCAACACCTGTTGTTCTGCCAATTCAGATTCGTCTTCTATTGTAAAGTATACATAAACACCATCAAAATCCAAAACATTTATGTATACTCTATCTTCAGGGTTATAATATTTCCTGTTTCCTATTATAACTTCTGATGGAATGAATTTCTTTCTATTTAATTTAGTGTAGACAGCATAAACCACAAAGGTAAAAAAACATAAACCGGCGATAAATGTGGAACTCATCTAGCCTCCTTAAGATATTTTTCAAGATCTGTAAATCCACCAATATGTTGGTCGTTGATGAATATTTGCGGTACTGTATTTACAGACTTACCCGCTTTCTTTTGAATAAAATCTTTATCCACGCCATTTTCGCCTAATCTAAATTCGGTGTAGTTCATACCTTTAATACTTAATAGATTTTTTGCACGCACGCAATAAGGACAACCGTCCTTGGAATAGACTTCAATCTTCATATAATGTCTCCTATTATTTTTTAATTATTTTTGAAGGTTTTTGTAACTCAATAGACTTCAATAGTTTAACAACTTCTTCCACTGTTGAAAAGCTGGTGTTTAATGAATTATTAGTATCTTTGAAATAAAAAGTTACTTCATATTTCATAGAATCAATGTCAGCATTGATGTTTAGAAATGATAATGATGATGGGTCGACATTTATAGTACCGAAATCGGTAATAACTCTTATCATGTGTTTTCTCCACTCGGTCTACCCGGTTTTCTATTCTTTTTAAAATCTTTTACGTCTTTTGCTTTAATTTTATGGTCGCGTCTGCCCTTTTCAGGTTCATCTGACGATAATTTGCCATCGCGTATAAGTTGTCGAATACGACCCATAGTAACTCCTAGAAATTTTGCAGCCTGCGCAGTAGACATTTGTCCATTTTCGGGTGAAGATGGCGCAGTGTTTAAATTTCTATTCTCATCTTTTAAACTTTCAGTAATATCTTTAATTTTCATATCAATTATTTATCATACGCATGAGTTATATACAATTTTCCAAGTAAAACTGCCCAAATTAGTATCTATTTCTATGGTGTAGATAATCCCCCCTGTAGAGCCGCCTTCTGCTGGAGGGTTTAATATGGATATGTCAATTTCAGGTTTTCCTCCTGAAATTGCTAATGATTGCGGAGATATGCTAAATGAACTGGTATAATTAGGTAGTTCAGAACCTGGATCTACGCCATATACAACCGAACAATCATTCGTGTAGTAATTAAACCCGCAACCATTATTACCATCATACACATCTGCAGAACCACTTGTGATATCAGCATATGTAAAACCAGTGTTGATTGTACATAAATTGTCATACAATTCAAATGGTTCTGATCCAATAAAATTGTAAATTACATTGACTCTAGAAAATGGGGGTGGCAGCGTCGGAGTAACTGTTGGTGTCGGTTCCGGTGTTGGAACTGGTGTATCGGATAACATAGAAACTGTTGGTGTAACCGTATTTGTTATAGTAGGTGTAATCGTTCTAGTTACAGTAACACTAGGTGTGACAGTCGGAGTAATTGTACTAGTTTTTGTCGGCGTAGGTGTAATCGTTGTAGTGACAGTCGGAGTAATTGTACTAGTTTTTGTCGGCGTAGGTGTAGTCGTCGGCGTCGGTGTTGCCGTAGGTGTTTTTGTTGTAGTCGGAGTAATTGTTGGAGTGATCGTAGGCGCGCTTGTTGTTATGACTGTTTTTGTCGGGGTCGGAGTAATCTTAGGAAAGGTTAAAAATAATTGCGGTTTTATATCTAAAAAAATTGTTTTATTGTCTATTATGAAGCCTATTTCCTGTATCACATATTTATATGGTGTAGTTGAAACTTCACCGTATTTACCAACATAAAGGGGAGTTCCAGGAGACTCCTTCCAATTCCACTTTTCATTATATAACTCACCTCTATCAACATGTATAATAAAATTATCAGTTTTTCCAGAGTGTCTTGCTAATCCAATGCAGTTTTTCCCATCTGTTGCTATTGTCAAGTAGTCATAATCATTATCTCTCTTGCTAACACAATAAAATTGTGGTATATCTTGTGCTGCTTTAAATCTGGTCAATGGTGAGCTTATTTTTTCATAGTTCATAACACCATCGGTGACTAGAGTTTCTGTAGTTATAAATTGACCATTTATATTTGTAACGGGGGCATTTTCAAAATACAATATTTCACCTGAATTATTTGCAAATGTTAAGTTAAAATTTGAACCGACTACATTCGATATCAAAATGGAATCTTTTCTGAAAACCCCTAAAAATACTCTTAGTACATGTTGCCAAGATTTAATACTTGGATTCTTAGCCCATAATTTTTTATTCTTGTAGTCAAAAATGTGTTGTCCAGTCTCAGCGGTATTAGGTAAACCGTTCGATGAAGCTGGCTTAAGCGTAGTGTAACCGTAAGATATATTACCAGTTTTTTTGTTAATATCTATGTATAAGTATGAGTCCTTTAACTTATTAAATTTTAAAGTCCATGCATTTTTAATTGTTTCAGTTATAAAATATAGGTAATCTCTATTACCATCCGAGAACGTTAATACAAGTGGGCCGTCTTTACAGTTTATTCCTATATTATTACCATTCTTTACGAGAAATTTCTCTGTTGGTATTTGTACTATCCCGTTTTTGAAACTTACTTTCATTGTATAATACTCATTAAATGTTCTTTAGATACAACAGTTTGACAATTATAATATTCCATTTCATATTCATTCAGCATACGTCTATCTTGTTTATAGTCGATAAACGTGAATTGAGTCACACCTACACTTTGCGATACAAAACTAGATTTATCTTCAGAGTGAAATAAAATAAAATCTTTCTTATCGTATTGGTTAATACAAATTTCCACCGGCTTGTTAAAGTCTATGTCATACGTTTCTTTACAAGCGGTTAACATCATACACATAAAAATAAAAATAATTTTTTTCATAATAATCCAAAACAGATCACTTATTTATCCATAAATATTTTGAAATGGAGATATAATTGAATAATGTTAATGACAAAAGCTAAAGTTAAGCATTCAATTTCGGGCGCCATTTGGTTGATAGCTTCAGTTATAATATTAGGGTCAGTTGTTATGCTTAATACCACAACGACGACGCCAGTATTACAAAATAATACTTATAATGAAATTTTGTCATTATCGGATGACAAACTAGCATCATCAAGGATAATTATGGATTCATTTGTTCAACAAAATGTTGAAGAAATGACATTTAAATTGGATAATAGTTATTTAAAATCTTTTGAATTGTTCAAATCTAAAGTATTCTTAGAAAAAAATAATCATGACAAGGCATTTAAACAATTTCTATTAGATTTAGGGTGGACGGTGGACCAAGATGGATTTATAAAAGATAAAGTTGGTAACATAGTCGACCCTATAAAGTTAGATTGTCATCTGCTTGGGTATTTTCCAGATAAACCGTATATTAAGGTGAATTGTTAAATCTTTTATAAAGTGATATTATTTCATATATAACAAAAACTGTTAATGATAATAAAAATGCGCATGAGGAAATTGTAAAAATTATATTATTAGTTAATTGAAAATTTAATAATATATTAAATCCAATATACATGAATATTGAAATATAAAAAACTATAATAAAAGCAAACCACAATTTTATTCTTCGCATTTCATTGTGTTTTCTAATTCAAAGAAATCGTCATCTTCATATACATGAAAACTTATTTTTTTTCCAATATTTATATATTCTAGTACCAATGTAATTACGTTCTGGACGGATTGATAGGTGTCCAGTGGGATTATAATTCTATCTGGGGTGTCATTTTTTATTTTTATTATTGCTATCATATTTTTCCTTTATAAGATATAGTTGAAAAACGGTTAACCACATAATCGCAGAATTAAGCATTATTGGAATAGTAAGTGCGTCAAAGTTAGAATATACAATAGCAAATATGCTAACCATCGTTACTACGATAGATGTGAGCAGTGATATGTTAAAAATTAAATTCATATATCTATAATCATCGGCGCGTTTTTAATATTATATCGCTCATCGCACATTGAAACATTTATGACATGCCCGTGCCCATAATCGAATATTCCATAACCCTCGTGAACATGCCCGCATATGAATAATTCCGGTTTATATTTTTCTAACAGACTATTAAAATACATTACACCGTAACCATAATCCATTATCCCATATGGTGGAGAATGTGCTACTACTATATCTATTTTTTCAGTGTTTTTATAGACATCTTCAACATAATTTTGTATGAAAGATTCTGTCGCGTTAAAAGACCATCCCATTAAACCAGTCACAAAAGGTATGCCAAGAAAACGAATTCCGTCGACTTCTGTGACCGGATTACCCGGATACCCTAGCAAGGTAATACCCCGGTCATTTAACTCTTTTATAGCGCGTTGTGGATGTTCCCAAACATAGTGATCATGATTGCCGGGGGTATATAGTTTAGTTTTATGAGGTAGCTGGGCGATCCATTCTATGTTATCATACCATTCTTTCTCAATGTTTCCATATAATAAATCCCCGGCATGAATGAATACATCTCCCTCTGGAATTATATTATGCGGTATAACGAAATGGGTGTCACTAGTTGCTATTAGTTTCATATGAATCCTTGACTTCAGATATTTAGAAGCTTACCATGAAAAGACACCATGGGCAAAACATATGAACTTAACTTTAAATCAATTAAAAGATATAGTATCTGAGTCATATTCTTATTATAACTATCATGTCACAAATTTTACTACATTTGATATAATAAGCGATTTCACTCATATCAATTCATTATTGAATAAAATTCAACAATATTTAGATACATTTAAAATACAATATAATATGCCGGTTGATGTGACAGGCCATGTGACTTATCATATAGCTAAGAACTGTTTATATGTGATCACATTTGATAATTTTTATCTGACGGTTGAATATTTAAAAAATGAAACGGTAATTAAGGTAGTTCCAGTCTGCTACAATAAGAAGTCATACCGAAAAAACTCATTCTTCCAGAAGAATGATAATGAAGGATACGATCTTATCGTACCAAATATAAAAGTGGAAATAAATGGAGACGCTATAGATGTACTTACCAGCTATACATTATTAGGAAAATTACATAATAAGTTTGGTGTGGCCTCTAAAAATTACTCCTTTTATAAAGATGAAGATGGTGCCGATAAATTACAAGTTGACGAACGTTATTTTTTAAATGGTTCGCAATTCACCAAATTAGAGTGGCTAAAAATTACAAACGCTCCAGAGGATAGCATTTTAAATCATCTTAAAACTGAAAATACCATTTTTGACATCAGATGCACAGAAGTAAAATTACATAAAGCTATTAAAAACTTGGAAGAAATAACAGTTGAAATAGTCAAAGGTGAAAAATTACAAATCCATTATAATGGGGCAATGTATAATATAGAAGCTATGTCCAACTGCGGCAAATTTTTAAAATTAAGGATGAATGAAATTCCAAATCAATCAGAGACTTAAACAGTTCAGAAAGAGGATGTAAATGAAGACGAGTAAAAATATATTAGATGCTGTTATTGGCGCTATTAAACGTTTTTCTAAACAACCATGCGATTTCTTAGATGACGGTTTTATAGAATGCAACACGTCTAATACACATGTCACAAAATTTAGTTTTACATATGGAGATTTACGCATTTACCATGATGTAAAAAATAAAGACAATGAAGGGTATCTAATTAATAGTTTTATTTGGAATGGTAAAAATAAACAGGACATTAGTGCGTTCTTCTTAGATGAAAAATTGGAAATTGTCACCATAGTAACGAATGATATAAACCAAACAATAGAATTATATAATATTATTGCAAATACTTACGATGTTCACATCAATTTTCCGGATGGAAACACATCAAAATCGTATTACATCACAGACAATGACAATAAAATTCTTCTATACCAAACAAAAACCAATTATGATATTTTAGAGCGAACTATAATAGTGAATGATAAAATAGTTACTGTTCCATTAATCGAAGAAATATATCACACATATAATAGAGATAGTGGTGTTCTTTTGATACAATCCGATAGGTACGATGTGATACAAGAAAAAATAGTATAGAAATATTTGGAGAATTTTATGAACCTAAAAAGTTTTTTAGCCAATCATGGCGTATCAACGCAGAAATATTTTAATTATTGCATTCAAGCTGCAAAATTATTGCATATTACAATTTATGACGAACCAACTCTTTTTAATAATGTGAGTGAGAATGGGGAGTTATTAGATTCGCCATATAATGGGTTTAAAACAATTCATGTAAAAAGAGTATCAAACGGCAACATAATATTAACTTTTAAAGGTGATGACATCGAAGTCATGATGATATTTGATGATTCGCGTTTAAGTTTTTGTAAAAAGTTTATAGAGGCAAACGATTACCATTATTTCGTTGAATGGGGAATTAAATATAGTGTTAAAACAGAGGGTTGACACAGATCAGATGTTCTCATATAGTCATCAAAACACAGATAGAAACCATAAATGAATAAGAAATTCGAATTAGTACCACAAGAAGGCACGCATCTTTTTAGAATCAGAGCACTGCGAGATTTCGCAAAAGTAAAAGCCGGTGATTTAGGCGGATTTGTTGAAAAAGAACAGAACTTGTCCCACGATGGCACCTGTTGGATTTATGACAATGCGCGGGTCTATAACAATGCACTGATCTATGACAATGCGCGGGTCTATAACAATGCACTGATCTATGACAATGCGCGGGTCTATAACAATGCACTGATCTATGACAATGCACTGATCTATGACAATGCGCAGGTCCATAACAATGCACTGATCTATGACAATGCACTGATCTATAACAATGCGCGGGTCTATAACAATGCACAAGTCTATGGAAATACACGGGTCTATGGAAATACACTGGTCAGTGGAAATGCTAAAATCACCAAGTACGCAATCATTTCAGGAAATGCTAAAATAAAAGATTACGTGCACGTATCTGGAGACGCGCAAGTGTCCGGGAATGCACAAGTCTATGACTCAGCACTGATTTCTGGTGGCGCGCAAGTGTCCGGGAATGCACAAGTCTATAACCATGCGCGAGTGTATGGATCGGTTCAAGTATATAAAGAAGCCCACGTCAACCAAAAACAACACATCAAATTCGGCCATTACACAAAAAATAGCTTAGTGGATTTACTTAGATGTTCTTTAGGCGTCCATCCAACAGAAGACGGATACATTTATGTCTATAAGCGAGTGAACATTGATTATACATCAGAGCACGACAATACATTTGTTTATCCGAAGGAAGGTTTGGTAGAAGCAAAAGAGTATAACCCCGATCCAGCCGTTTCTTGTGATGCAGGTCTACATTTCTCTACAAATGAATACTGGCCAATAAAAGACGAGACAAAACAGAGAATGTTACTTGCGGAAGTACATATAGACGATATTATCGCTTGTCAAGAGGGAAAGATCAGAGTAAAGAAAGCCTATATTATTAATAGAAGCCAAAGATCAAAATCGTAATTTTATTTTTGTCTATAGTTACAGTAATGTATTAATAGTAAGAGAGTGGTATAAAAAAGCCACACCAATGAAATATAAGAGGGCATATACAGAAACCCTAACGCTAGCGTTAGGGTTTCTTGGTTTATTGACACTGAGCGTCACAATGGCTGGTTGAGGTATATCAATAAGTTATGTAGAAAAAGTGGTAAAAAGTAGTAAAAAATATTGGTAAGATTTTCGGATAGGTTTTCGGATGTGTATATTTTAGGAACCTAAGGAGGGGTGAGAATGATGTTTGTAAAGTGTAAAGTGTTGATTTTAGGGGAATTTACTAAGAATATTTTAAGGTAGTAGCTTGAATGGTATATAAAAATCAATTTAGACATACTTTTTTCATCAAAAATGTAAACTATTGATTTTGTTTGATTTTTTTGTTGAGTATTTTTGGAAAGATTTTTGGTTACAATTTATGTTAGGATGTTGTTCAGAAAATTTTAGAAAATCATTGGTATAATCCGCACGTAAGTCATTGATTTATAAGGATTTTTTCTAAACCATTCCTCAAAATTGTCAAAAATCGTCACAATCTGACCAAAATGGTCTACAAAATGTGCCAAAAAACCCTTTAGTATAACATAAAACCTCCATGGTTGTCAATACCCTTAGCTGAACGCAGCATAAACGTTCAGCGTATGTTTATATTTATACAAAATGCTGTAAATAATTGATTTTTCTGATAATTTTGTTATACGGTTACCTCCACTTTCTTTAAAACAGACTTGCCGCATCCCTATCTTAGCAAAGAATTATGCTACATGCAAGTACCATCCATCGGTTTTTTATGTTAATTCAGAAACCGTTTAAATAACATTACCCGTAACTGTTCAGGCGCGGTTAAGTGTCCATGTATTAAAATGGGTGCGTGGTCGGAAGCTTTGGGTTCACTTTGGCCCTAGGGAACTAAAGAAATCCATTTTTGCTAAGTCATTGATTTATAAGGAATCGTCAATTTCCAGGTTCACTTTGGCCCTAGGGAACTAAAGACTTTTTTCAAAATTCAGGCATTATTCAGCCCAAAAGTATTAAAATGGGTGCGTGGTTGGGAGAATATGCGCGCCCGAATCCTGGCCATTTTTGCTAAGTCATTGATTTATAAGGAAACTGTATATTAGCTTTTCCTAATGTATTAGGTTTGGCCCTAGGGAACTAAAGATTTTTTCATTGACTCTGGTCGGAAAAGTGCTATGATGAGTAAGTATAACCAATCGAGCTAATAATCAAATGAACAAAAAATTCGAATTAGTACCACAAGAAAACACACTTCTGTTTAGAATCAGGGCACTAAAAGATTTCTCAGACGTAAAAGCCGGGGATTTAGGTGGATTTGTAGCCGCCGAAGATAATTTGTCGCATGACGGAAATTGCTGGGTCTACGGTGCTGCGCAGGTCTATGGAAGTGCACATGTCTTTGGCAATGCGCAGGTCCATGGAAGTGCACTGGTCTATGGTGATGCAGTGGTCCATGGTAATGTTCAGGTCTATGGTAGTGCACGGGTCTATGACAATGCACGGGTCTATGGAAGTGCACATGTCTTTGGCAATGCGCAGGTCCATGGAAGTGCACATGTCTATGGAAGTGCACGTGTCTTTGGTGGTGCGCAGGTCTATGGTAATGCACGGGTCTATGACAATGCACATGTCTATGGAAGTGCACATGTCTTTGGCAATGCGCGGGTCCATGGAAGTGCACGGGTCTATGACAATGCACGTGTCTTTGGTGGTGCGCAGGTCTATGGAAGTGCACATGTCCATGGAAGTGCGCGGATATGCGAACGACAATGGATTAGATTTGGCTATTGTACAAAATATACATTAGTCGATCTGCTTAGGTGCTCGCTAGGTGTAAATCCAACTGCTAGTGGATACATTTATGTCTACAAGCGTGTAAATATTGATTACACATCCGAGCACGACAATACATTTGTCTATCCGCAAAGTGGTCTAGTGGAAGCAAAAGAGTACGATTCAGATCCAACCAAATCATGTGCATCAGGACTGCATTTCTCTACAAACGAATATTGGCCAATAGAAGACGAGACAAAACAGAGAATGCTAGTAGCGCGCGTCCACATTGATGATATCATTGCTTGCCAAGAAGGTAAGATTCGTGTGAAACGGGCGGAAATCCTTTAAGGATTATTTATGGAACTAACTACGAAAGAAAAGATTGACATTATGCAGGCATATCTGGATGGTAGAACCATTTGCTGCCGCTCGGATTCGAGGTATTCTGATCATGAAAATGTAATTCGACTGAATATCAAAGATCGTCTCGGCGAGCCTGTTTGGGATTGGGCGTCTCTTTGTTATTGGGTGGAAGAAATGAATGGTACTTATGTTATTGTGCAGCGCGGGGATTGTAACGGAATAACTTCTGGACAATTCATTCACATTGATGTACCGTCTGGTGGATATCCTTGCGGATGCAATTCTTTACTTGGTGCTACATTAGGTACTTATGATAGGTTAGAGACATACAAGATGAACGTGCAACCCAAAGCCCCAAATGTTTGCTGGGAAATCGTTGAAGTGGTACTCGGTGAGGTGGTAGGATAAAATTATGTCTAATAAATCTATTGATGAAATGATTGAAGTGATGCAAGCGTTTAAGGCTGGTAGGAAATTTTTAGTTTTGTTCCATATCTAAACATAGTTCTTGCAATCACCCTTACACTACTGTATAGTTATTACATCCTTGAAATGATTGTCAAAAGAGAAATAACATGAGTGCGATTGAATACGATACCGTAGCACTAGAGCCGTATGATGAAGACGCGGAATATAAGCTATTGCAGGAGCGGGGGTGTGGCGGTTGGAAGTTGGCTTGCGTGTCGATTTTTAATAGAAAACCAACTGGAGAATTTTCTTCCAAGTATTACTTTGTCCGTCAAGTGGAACATTTTTGAGATGAAAATTTTATGGTTTCGTGCTGCTTTAGAAGATATTATGGACCGTATCGAATGTCCTATCCATGATGTCAAGCTAGAAATCGAAGAAATTATTATGAACACCTTGAAACGCGAAGGCGAATGCTTCGACGTCAAATTGTCTCATAGAGAATTCAAAGAATGTCCATTTTGCGGGCATCATCCTGACCCATATGATCCAGATACAATCTATCCTGTCGGCAGGTCTAGAGACTTGTGGCAGGCCGGTTGTTCGTTCTCTGCAGGCGGTTGCGATGCGCGGGTTTTAGGCACAACTCCATACGAAGCCATTGATAATTGGAATAGACGTGTATGAAGATTTATTCAAAATTTAAGGACTATTACGATCATGTTCAGGCGTATGGCCAAGATGAAGATGTTTCCTATATTCGTAATACTGAAAAAACATAATGTTAATTGAACTCACAATTACTGGTATAGTTTCATTTGTGTCTGGAATGTTACTTGCTGATATACTGACAACTCAAAAGACTAATGATCGTCTTCGTAAGAGAGGTTATGTTATTGAGGTTAAAACAAACTATTATAGTGATCCGCAATATAGGTTTGTTTACACTTATTTCGATAAACACTTGAATGCTAAAACTTATTACGGTCCATATTTTGACACCCGCATAGATGCGATAGCAAACGCTGACGCACATTATTATGCAAAAATTCTTAATGGTGGCGAATCATGAACAATAAAAATAGATTTAAGATTTTACCATTTAAGTTATACTTGTTAAAATATCTTATTAGAGAAAAATCTCTAGTGGAGCAAGAATGGGTGATGTTCCCAGGCCGCTCTATTATTGTTTATGATAGAATGACTGATATGATATGGATTGAAGCTGAAGGTAAGTCTTATCTGTTCGTAGACCAGTCTTATGAAATCGAAATGTTTCGTTATAGCATGAAACTTGCTAATCATAAGTGGTTGCGGCATGAGGAATTCATGAACATTCGTACAATTTTAAGATCAAAGTCAATGCCGAAGAATATCTCCAGTTTGCTTCGTGCTAAACTAGATACTGATTATGCCGTTAAATACAACGATTCAATTCGACACAGGCGCTCCACTTTGTTTTTTAATCAATATAGTTGTTGCTCATTATGAATAAATTTTACTTTTGGCTCTGTTTTACTTTCATCTTCATGATTGCTTTCTTAGGATCAGTAGGTCTGAACTTCCATTACGGATTCCATATTCTGTTTTTCTTTTTGTCATTAATCTGTGCGCTATTTACTGGACATTACGACAGTGATGATCACAGCGACGATATTGAACAATATAGAGATTGATAATTTGGTTCAGTCTACGTTCATGTATCAATGATATAATAATATCTTTAACAAGGATATTTCAAATGGCATTCAAGCTGCTTTCCGTATCCGCAGATGCAAAAACATATAAGGGTGAAAAGCTGGGGTATCTAACAGGCGTGTTGTATCTAGCTCCTGCGGAGTTGGCTGGCTATCAAACGTGCCCAAAAGCGACCGATGGGTGTAAAGCCGCCTGCCTTAATACGGCAGGACGCGGGATTTATAATAGAGTCCAACAGGCTCGTATCAAGAAGACTAAACGCTTCTTTGAAGACCGGCAGAATTTTATGGACGAACTAACCAAAGATATTGAAGCTCTTATTAGAAAAGCGTCTTGGGGTAATCTTACTCCAGTGGTCCGTCTTAACGGAACTTCTGATATTGCTTGGGAAAAAATTAAATTTAGTGTGGGCGATTCGCGGCACAATATCTTTGAACTATTTCCAGGCGTCCAATTTTATGAATATACTAAGGTAGTCAATAGGAAGTCTGCACGGCTAATCAGTAATTACCACTTAACTTTTTCTCTCTCCGAAAATAATGACGAAGACGCATTGAAAGCCTTAGATATGGGAATGAATGTTGCCGTTGTAGTCAATATTAAACGCAATGCAAAAAAGCCTAAAACATTTTCTGGTCGTGACGCCATTGATGGCGATGAAAGTGACGTTCGTTTTATTGACGGCTCCGGTAAGTTTATTCTATTGACAGCGAAGGGCAAGGCTCGTCGCGATGCGAGTGGGTTTGTTAAACAATTAGATTATAAATTAGGCGCATAAAATGACTTCCGTTAGAGAAGTATATCAAATGATTTTGGACGTAAGTCATGGTGAATGGATGTATGAACATTTCTATGACAGATTCGAACATAATTATAATTCTCCAATTATATTAGCTCGATGGACATTAAAACAATAGAACATACAAAAATAGTAGTTGACAACACAATGAAACCGCAGTAACCTAACAATCGTGGATCACCACAAACCAACTAAAAACACTAAGGATATAAATTATGAACACAACCGAAACAGTTTCAAATGATGTCGTTGTTGAAGATACTTCCGCTTCAAATTCCTCCACTGAAGACACTTCTACTGCGGTCTCCTCCACGACTTCCGTCGAAGACACCACTTCTGCCGCAGTAGCATCCGCATCTACGTCAGCAGCAAGCAATGCTCCCGCCACTGTCACCGGCCCGAAGCGTCCGGGTCGCCCGCGCAAGGTCGATTCAGGGCTGAACATTTGTCGCGGTTTGTACGAGAAGAACCCCAATGCCCCGCGTTCAGAATTAGTCAAGCAATTCATCGCGGCAGGTGTGGCCACGGACACCGCGAACACGTATTACCACGTTGTTCACAATGCCGCAACTGGAAAGACGAAGGCGAAGCCTAAGGCTGTGGCTACATCTTCTGCACCCACTACATAACATAAACGCAACATGAACACAAAAACGGGGGCAACTAGCAACTGTCCCCGTTTTGCGTTATAGTAGACACATTGAAGACATGGGAAAAAAATAATGATTCTGACCGAAAAAACGTATGATGGTGTAGTCTCCAATATCAATAAGAACCAAAGCTGGCAATTTATGATGGAAGCCAATGCAAAGGCTTTTGAAACATTGTCAAGCTCTTTGTATCAGGACAAAATCGGTTCAATCGTTCGAGAATTGTCTTGTAATGCATTGGATTCGCATATTGAAGCTGGGAAGGCGGATATTCCTTTTTCTATTCACCTTCCAAGTGTTTTCGAGCCATATTTTTCCGTTAAGGATTATGGCATCGGAATGGATGAGGATACTGTTAAGCGCGTCTTTACGGTTCTTTTTGCTTCCACAAAAGAACAGAGCAATGATACCGTTGGTGCATTCGGTCTTGGCGCAAAGACTCCGTTTTCCTATACCGAATCATTTACAGTAGTGTCTCGAAAGGATGGTACAGAAACCTCTTATGCAATGCATAAGGACGAAGACGGGCTGCCGTGCTGCTCAAAGATTGGATCTAAGCAAACTAGCGAACAAAATGGTGTAGAAATCATCCTACCAGTTAACGATCAATATGACCGATCTAACTTTAAGACTGCAATTCAGAATCAATTGAAGTTTTTTAGTGTTCGTCCGAACGTCGTCGGCGGTGATTATGGTGGTTTTGTTTGGGAAAATCATCCGACTAAATTAACCTCGGAGCATAATCGAGTTAAGATTTACTCTGACGCGAACAATGTGTATTCTGGTATCTATGCGGTTATGGGTCCAGTCGGCTATCAGATTAACTTTGAACTCTTGATTAAGCGGTTTCCCAAGCATGCCACGCTTCTGAGTCATCTTCGCAATCAGTATGGCATTTTCATTAGGTTTGATTTTGATATTGGTGAAGTGTCGGTAACGCCCTCCCGCGAAACACTTTCATATGATGAAAAGCGTACATTCCCCGCTTTTGAAAAGGCGTTGGATGGTCTGTATGAATCAATGGTAAAATCGTTCCATGATAACATGGCGGTGTGTAGCACAGTAGAAGAGCGTAAGAATTATCTTAAGACCAATCATAATAATATCCGAAATCTTGTCGGAAAGGTCGATTTAAGTTCGTATGATTTTGGAATCTGGGAAGTTAATCTTTACGGAAGCATTACATTTTATGTTTCTTCTCAAAAACTGACGGATGAACTCAATACACCCGTCTCATTTACAAATACGTATAGATATGGCAAGTCTGCTACAAATTCATTTAAGGATGATGAATTTCCTGTCATTCTCATTGACAATTGTAAATTCATTAAGAGGCGCTTACAGAATGTACCGAGCGGCACTGGTTTAATCACAATCGATTATGAAAAGATCGATGATTTAAAGGCGCTATTCAATACCCATCAGATAGGGTTCAAACTCTTGTCTGAATTTGAGCCGGTGAAATCTGAAAAGAATTACTCATATCTCACAACTGAGGGGTATCGTGTAGACGTCACCCGTCGTATTTTTAATCAATTGCTACGCGATATGGGCGGCGCCAAGCGTATTACGGATAAAGCAGATATTGAGCCGGGTTATTATTTAAGCTCGCATAGAGGAGATGTCCATGCCATCGCGAAGCTGGAAAAATATACGTTATACAAGGCGGCTGGAATAATCAAGGACGACGTGACATTTATTCATGTGTTCCCCGAGAAGTCAGCAGCAAAGTTAAAGGATGATGATGAATGGTCAGATTTTGAAAAATATCTTGACACGTTTGATTATCAGAAGCTATATGATGACAATCTGGTGTTTTCAAAGTATTATCAAGTCGTAGATGGAATCCGGTCAGCGGCGTCCGCGTCAATAGCTTCATTTTACTATAGCCATTATGATATCAATGGACATATTAGTAATATCGAGAAAGAACTCATTCAGCACTTTGGCGCTACTAAAGTGGCTGGCACTATAAAAGATAGTGGAGCGTGGAGAGTAATTTATGGCGAATGTTTTCGTTCACTTCATTATGAGCTTCGTGCTACAATGATCAAAGTGAATGAAAAATTACATACTAATTATCCATTACTTCGTTCGATCAATTCATATGATTTAAACGATGATCTACCCGGATTAAAGGAATATATTGAAATGATCGATGAAAAAAATGGTGATAAAATTGATATCACAGATGTTTTAAATTTTGATGCCGTCAAGAAATTCATCACTTGACGGTTGTCAAAAACACAGTTACAATAAACAAAACTACCCAACAGGAGAAACACAATGCCAGTTCCTTTTCTTTATGGAAAGACCGCCATCACAGTTTATATTGATGGTTACACCTACATGGTTCCAGCATCTGCTCCCAACTTCGCAGATTTAAAGGCTGCGATTCGAGATAATGCAGATGAAGCAACCTTCAAAAAGGTTTTAAACATTCGCGATTACATTGCGAGTGTTACGGAAGGTCGCGCCGAAATCGTCGATGGAAGCCTGTATTTCGATGGCTCGCCACTAGCCGGGGCGCTTGCCGTCCGCGTTGCTACGATGTTCTCGGAAGGTTTTGGCTTTCTGCCACTGCTGCGATTCTTGAATCGTGTTGCGGCGAATCCTCGCATGGATAAGAATAGTTCGCTATACTCTGAGTCGTTTCAGGATGAGCTTTACCTGTTTTTAGAGAATGGTGAGTGCCCGATCACAGAAGATGGCAAGTTTCTAGCTTATAAGATGATCCGTAGCGATTACAAGGATAAGTATACTGGTACTATGGATAATAGTATTGGTGCACTTGTGTCACTGGAATCGCCGGATGAAGTTGACCCGCATCGAGACAATACCTGTTCTAGAGGTTTGCATTTTGCTTCATTGAATTACGTTTTGAACGGTAGTTACGGTGCCGCAGATAGGGGAGATCGTCTAGTTGTTCTCGAAATCGATCCCGCAGACGTTATTTCCATCCCATATGACTACAATAATTCCAAGGGACGCGCATGGAAGTATACGGTACTTCGTGAAATCGAATGGGATGAACGTATCAAGGCTAACTTCATTTCAAACGAAGAAATTAATTTTTGGGATGACCAGCCTTCGGATGAAGATGAAGAGGATGAAGTTTCTATCGAAGAAGAAGATGAAATCGAAGTTACTGGTCCCGGCGATTTACACCCGGCTACGGTTCGTGCCATTCGTGAAGCAAATGATGGGCGAAATTCAAAGGCCGCAGTCGGGCGCCTATATGATGTTAGTGCACGCACTGTAGGTCGCATTTGGGACGGCGAAACGTACACTTGGGTTAAGTAAGTGTACGTTAGGCATCTAAATGATTCGTTTAGAGTCATGATGGGCGGGGAGTTAAATCTCCCCGCTTTTTCTTCAAAAGAAAATTCTTCGCTAATGGTGTCTTGTCTTAATGGTGGGTTAACAGTTAACCAAGCGTTAGCACAACTTTGTTTACAATTGCTCACAAACAATGAAAGGGCTTAAGCCCTTTCATTGTTTGTTCAGTGCGACCCATTTAAAATGGGCGTGTGGTCGGAATCTTTATAAATAGAAATATACACGGAGTATATTTTTATGAAGAAATACATATTTGCAGCCATTTTAGCTTTATCTTCTATTAATTTAGAAGCAAAACAGTCGTATAGCACATACCCATCAGTACCATTAACTGTGAGCGAATCAGTGTCAGGTAATTGGATAGGGCCTGGTGCACTTAGACTTACACTTAATATTGGAACCTATTCCGCGTCTGGAATGGGCGCTCCTTCTACTTGCGGAAAAGCCATCAGAGGAGTATTGTCTCTACCTAGAACTACGACCACGGTTTTCCATGGCTCATTTGGAAATGTAGATTCTACCAATACAGGCTTCGTGTTAGGCACTAGCTATAATATATATTCCGGTTTTTCATTTGCCGGAACTGCTAAATTGGTGTCATATGACGCGTTAAACCAATACCTAGTCGTTAATATAGTGTCGTCCACTGCGGCTTTAAATGGGAACTACACGTTCTCTAGAGATACATTACAACCATTTACAGTAGTAGTACCACCGGTCGGATGCAACTAAACAAACAATAAACATGACTGGTGTAACATTAAAGGGGTGCTTGACGGCACCCCTTCTTTTTTGTAGTATGGTTACACCAACCACAGAGAGGTTTCAAAGTAACAAAATGAGCAATCTAATCAATCTCCAGACCCGTCTGGCGCAGAAGAGTCGCGAGCTTGTTGCGGCGCGTAATGATGGTGATGAAGAGCTTGTTGAACGTCTGGAAGACGAAATCTTCGACTTGGAAGACGAAATTGAAGAGCTTCAGAACGAAGAATATGGCGACGGGTCCGAAAAGGATTGGTAAAATGAAAATCTTGATTGGTAGCAGCGCACTTAATCTGATGGGTTTTTATATTAAAGTCAATGATTTGGACTATTTTTATATTGAGGGTGACAAACGCCCCAATGGTGATAGCCATGCATTGCCGCCTGATTTGTTCAATCTTCTTTTGAAGTATTGCATTAAGCTCGATGAAAACCTGTATCATGTGTCCAAGTGTGCTCTTTACACGATCAAGGAATCGCATCTTGAGTGGGATATCTTTTGGTTTAAACACGCTATCGATGTAATTATGTTGGAGCGTCACGGAGCGTACAGGATTGATGAATTGTATTATGCTTTTAAAGATTTTTGGAAGAAGACTCATGGCTATAAGAGTCGTCTATCTCTTGATCGTTCAAAGGATGATTTTTTCAATGATGCCGTTGTAAAGAAATATGATCACGACTGGCTTCATGAAGTCGTGGCGAGTCCTAACCCACCATTGTATACATTTGCGCTGTCGGATAACGCGGAAGTCATGATTGACCGTGCTAAATTTGACGAGCTACCTTTTGAATCGAAGTTGAACATGTTTCGTGAAGAAATGTGTGTAATTGCCCTTGAGCGTTGGGTAATTCCTAGTGATGGAAAAATTCATCCGGCTCTTGCGTATTTGTACGCAGTTCAGAAAACAATCACTAATCTCACAAAGAATTGGGCGTCTCAGTTCATTCTTGATAATCTTTCATGGTATCTGAATAACTTTGATCGTAAGTTCTTCAATAACTTTCTAACTGCTACTGGAAAGGAAATTCCATCATTTATTATTGATGGCGAACTAACTACTGTCCATTGCAAGACGGGGCATGCCATAGTAGAATATGTTCACCAAGATGAATCCGGTCAGTTTTATAAAGCGTATGACATGACTGATCGTTTAGGTAACAGTATCAGTTATGAATGTTCTGAATGGCTTATTCCAGTTAAGCCAGTTACAAAAACTATCGCAGTGTACGAGGAAGTGTAATGAAAATTGGCTTGAAGAAAGTTATAATTACTTTAGAAGTTCTAATTCCGTATGATATGGAAGATCATATTCAAGAAATGAATCTGGAAGAAATTTTAGAATGTTCACACGATGAAAACGGATTTAGTATAATCGAGCGCGACCGCTATATTGTGAAATGTGACGAACCAGATGAAGTGCAGTGGGCGTGTCAAAAACATGGCATTACACTTGAACGCTTCTATACGGATGAGCAAGTAGAAAAATTCTTTACAGGAAACAATGTTCAAAATCCTAACTAAGATTCCTAATGATATCGGCCTCGCCTTCAGTGGCGGGGTCGATTCTTTAGCGATTGCACATTTCTTGAAAATGGGCAAGAAAAACGTAACATTGTACCATTTCAATCACATGGATGAATATTCTCCAGAGATTGAATATAAATGTTGCCATCTCGCTGACTTACTACATATGAAAATCGTAGTTGATAGTTTCAGCGGCGATATCCCTAAAGGTAGATCAATCGAAGACGTTTGGCGTAGGGCCAGATACAGGTTCTTGCGCTCTTTCGATCAAAAGATTATTACTGGACATCATTTAGATGATGCGGTAGAGACGTGGGTGTGGTCTTCGCTCCACGGCGAAGGTAAGCTGATTCCAGTTGAAAGCGGTAATATTATTCGCCCATTTCTTACAACAGAGAAGCAAACTTTTATAAACTACTGTAAAAACAATAACTTAGATCCCGTAGAAGACGAATGCAACAAGGATTTGTCCCTGATGCGCAACTACATGCGTGCTAATATCGTACAGCACCTGTACCACGTTAATCCCGGTCTTAAAACAGTTATTCGGAAAAAATATAAATATTTAAATAAAACTCAGTGAAAGATTGATGTTGGAAGAATTGGCAGAAAATTGGCCAGCATGGTTAGCGCGCAACAGGCCAGACCTCTTACATCAAATTAGACTATGGTAGCGGCTAGAAATAGCAGACGAACGGTAGTTGCGCGGACATATATCCGGATATATGATTCACCCACACCAGCACGGATTCACCCACACCAGCACGGAGCCAACAAAAATGAACAACGCCACCGCCACCATCGAAATGCTTCCGAACACCATCGTCAACGGCCGGTCGGTTTGCCGCGCGCTGGTTGAACTTTCGGCACACACCGGCGAGTGGCTGGGATCTTTCGTTGTGTTCGGGCGTGACCACCAGGCAATCAATGACCTGGCATACATGGAAGCCAACATTAATCTTTCCAGCAAGGGCTACGCACTCCAATACATGCGGCGGGCCGCCGCATGAGCGGCGTCCCGGCTATTGCGATTCAGCAGGCGCTTGTGCGCGCGCTGAACGGCCGGTGTGTGCAGCAAGGCGCTGGCGTGCTTTCAAAGAACGGGGAGCGTCACGAAAGCTGCGCAACCTGTGACGCAAGGTGCGGCCATGCTGACCTCGGGCTATCTGGTGGCGTAGAGGTGGTCCGCCTATGGGGGTGCCGGACCATGGAGGACATTTCTAAACGGCTTGATTGCCAACATGCAGGAGGCCGATTTCTCGACAATGGTGCCATCGTGCACCACGCGGCTGGCCCCGGTTCTGTGGACGCTGCCAGGAGGATTGCTCGTAGTCATGCAGCGCGTGCCCGTGGCGCTCCGCTTGCTCCGACGTCATGCATCCAACAAGAGGGTGGAGGCGAGGGCGGTACAGGGGATTGTGAAGTTATCTTCATGCTCGATAATAAGTATTTCAAGTGTACCTATTCATATTCATCATATGACGGTTATTATTGGGAGTGTTTTCTATCTAGCATGCGTGAAGTCACCCCGAAGACCGTAGAAGTTGTGATCTACGACTAAGAAATTTACAATTCTAGCCTTGACATAGGATAAAGACTGCCGTAGGATACATAACACCTACGGCAGTTTCACTATAGAAATGAATACCTTCCAGCAAAATTTGTACAACGATCTCATGAACCTCTGCAATCAGTCAGAGGCTTTTTATTATGTCGATCAAAATGTAGATGGTAAGGTGTTCCGCGTGTTCACTTATCGTCTAGCGTCATACACTGATTTCTGTAAGCCAAATGCACTGGAATGTCGCGGTCATACATTTTTGATGAATGGTTACATTCCAACTGAGTTGGTTTCGATGCCGCCAGCCAAGTTTTTCAACGCGTATGAAAACCCGATGGTCATGGACTTGGATTTTTCACAAGCGGTTCTTTATATGGATAAGGTAGATGGATCTTTGATTTCGACAGTCAAAGACCATACGATGCCGCATGGTTTTCGTTTCAAGTCTAAGACTTCATTCACTTCCCAACAGGCCATCGACGCGTATAACTGGATTTTGCGTCCTGAAAATGAACGCTTCCTGACACTCATTCGAAATAATGTATACGCTGGTTACACTGTAAATTTTGAGTGGACCGGGCCGTCCAATCGTATTGTTATTGGGTATAAAGAACATTCACTGTGCATTCTGAATATTCGCGACAATCGTAATGGTCAAACTTATTATCCTGACGAGTGTGAAATTCGTCTACAAGAGTATGTAGTGGCGTATGATACCGTTCGTCGAACTTATGAAGAAATCCTTGAGATGACTGGTATTGAAGGATTCGTGGTAGTGTTTCGAGATGGTCGTGTCTGCAAAGTCAAGACAACTTCATATTGTATCGCTCATCGTATGAAAGATAGTGTGAACAATCCTAAGGCGCTATTTCAAGCATGTTTGTTTGAGACTTCTGACGACCTTCGTTCAATGTTCCATGACGACGAATTGGCACTCAGTCAAATTTCAAGCATGGAAGCTCTGGTTCGTCGAGAGTATAATCATCGTTCTGCGCTCCTTCAGAAGTTCTATGACGACAATAAGTCATTGATTCGTAAGGATTTTGCGATCAAGGGTCAGAAGGAACTAGGAGATATGTTCTCTCTTGGAATGAATTTATATCTCGGAAAGGATATTGGTTTGAAGGAATGGATGATGAAAAACTATCGAGCGTTTGGTATTAACGAAATTCATAATGAGGATGAATGACAATGGGATCACAAATTTTATCAATTGACGCTGTTATGTCTGCCATGGCAGACTATGCTAATGCGCAGAGTATACATGATGCGGCCCGCGAGAAATATAACGGGTATTCATGGGATTGGCACGGTTCTGACTATATTGATGCGGTTGATAGGGCAAGGACATCCGCAGAGCAAGTATTAGAACAATATATCGATGCATGTGTTCAACGTGCAATTAATAAATTAAAGGATAGCACAAATGAATAACGTGGAAAAGTTTATTAACGTGATTAAAGAATATCTAACGGAACACGAAGATATTCGTGAACTACTGGCCGATGATTATTCGTTAGATGATTATTCAGATGATCAAGAACATTATGTTTCTAGTATTATCATTGGATTACTTGACCCGGATATGAATGATCTACTGGTCGATTTTCGAAAACATTTTAACATTCACGTCTTAAAAAATGAAAATCCAATTCTTGCGGCAGCCAAAAATGGCTATATTTCACAGGGTAGCAATGGCACCGCTAGTATTGTGATTTCTTTCCTCGATTTTTACATTTCTTTTGATGCTTACACTAACTCCTATGGTAGTATCTATCCGTGGAATCCTTGGGGCGACACTAAACACTATCTAAATTTTCGTGAAGTCCACCCACAGCAAAAAACAATTACGGTGTTCGAATGATTATTGAATTATATCCGAATGTGGAAAAGTTTGGTCTTGAACATTCAGATGATTATGTTATGTTTGTGGCCTGCACCGAAGAACAGGCCACAATTTTCTCGACAATTGAATGGATTAATTTAGTTCCATTCAAAGATGGCGGTGTCGGCTTCATTGATCGTGACATTTCAAACGATGGCATTGGAGCGGCATATAGTGTAGTATCTGAACTTCTTTCAATTATGGAACAGGCAAGCGCCTAATCTTTTAACTCAACTAAAAATGAATAAGGAATAATAAAATGGATAATGAAAATAGCGGTAAGGATAAGCTGAAGGATGTGTATCCGGAGTATGAAACTCCTAAGAGTGTTGCACATTGTCTCAAGATCGCGGAGCAGCGTCGAAAGCTCAGTAATGCACGACGTGAAATTGCGCATAAGTTATTGAATCGTCACGGGAAGCCGCGCAAGTGAAGCTCTTTTGTAAAATTGTAACCACTGCCACCATTTTGGCGGCAGTTGGCGTATACTTGTACACAATGAACGTCTTCTATCTCATCGGAACTAACCAATGAAAAAGCTCACCTACGCTGATATCGAACATCTGCCACATGATCATCCCGATTCCATTGAATTCATGAATCAAATCAAGCAGTTAGATGATTGTTACGAAAGCGATGACGATTGGTCTGGACAAGACGAAGAAAGTCTGGAATACTTTAATAGGTACATCGCTGGAGATAGGTAATGGACAGACAAATATGGCCAGTGTTTACATTGCTCGGAGTGCTAGACGCGAGAGACAATCAAAATCTATACTATTGGATGGAGTGTCCTGCTAACAAGGACGATCCTGAATGGTACGAGCCTCACTGGCATCCAATGTATTTCTACAAGGATTCGTAAATTCGATCAAAAGATTCAACCGTATCAATTTGGACATGACGCCAGCAAACAGACTTGCTTATGGCTCAAGAACCTTGTACCTTTAGTACCAACACAAATGGTAGGTGCCCGTATGATCGACGGAAAGCCTCGCTGGGGCAATCAGACTGATTCCGGCCAGAACCGTCTACCTCCAAGCGAATATCGCTGGAAAGAGCGTTCTAGGACGTATGAGGGCATCGCACAAGCAATGGCAAACCAATGGGGGTAATCATGGATAAATTAATTGCTATTATTATAGATAAGTTGGATTGGAAACATACCTACAAAAATCGTATTGCCGCCATGAATTTAATTATCACCTAGAAATGATTCGGATTAACGAATGTGTTGCTAGGCAAGACTGGCAATATCAGTTACCAGAAGAGCGTATCGCTAATATCAAACGCCACTATAAAAATGCGTGTGAATGGGAAATGAATGAGCGTGTGACGGATAAGGATATAACCGAAGGTCGATATAAAGCGAAGACTGTATATGTCTTACAGTCAAAAGAAAAGGGTGTAACAACATGGGATTTTCGTGGTACGATTAAGTATTAGTCGATGAGAAAAGAAGTGCTTGCAAACGGTTTTGGAAGTGTGTAGAGTACGATTCATGTAGTGAAGATTGAAGTGGACGGGCATATAGCTCAGTCGGTAGAGCAGACGACTCATAATCGTCCGGTCACTGGTTCGAATCCAGTTGTGCCCACCAAATCAACACTTTTACACTTTTTTGTTTCTCCTATAAATAGAAATAACATACTAGGAGAAAGTAAATGTTAGAAGAACTGAAAAAATTAGTCGCCGATGGTAAGTCAATAAACGAATTAGCAAAGCATTTCAATAGTACGCCGGCTAAAATAAAGACAATACTAAAGACACATAATCTAAAAACTTCAGGAAGAGGCGGTGGCAGGGAATTGAATCCAATTGTCAACGGAAAGAAAGTTTGCCGGATGTGCAATGCGGAAAAGCCTATTGAAGAGTTTTATAAAAGAAAAGATAGAGATGGATATAATCCAACTTGTAAGCCGTGCCTGATAAAGCATTCGATGCAAGCAGAAGATTTATTGAAAGAAACCTGTGTCAACTATATGGGTGGGAAATGTTCTAGATGTCATGGTAAATTTGAACTCGCGCAATACGCGTTTCACCATTTAGACCCAAAAGAGAAAGATTTCAATATTTCAGAGTATCGAAGTGCTTCGTTTTTAACAATAAAGCCAGAACTAGACAAGTGCATCTTAGTATGCCACAATTGTCACCATGAGATTCATCACGAAATCGTAGAAGAATCCGGGTACACTAACAAAATTAAAGATAATTCAGAACGCTGGAATTTGTCAAAACAATTACATCTTGAAGCGACTGGAAAAGATTGTTGTGAAAATTGTGGGTACAATACATACAAAGGTTCTTTGTGTATTATATTACCCGAAGGTGTTAAGAGAAAGAATACTATACACTTTGACAAAGAATATTCAGACGCTTTAAAAGACAGTGTTGTAATTTGTCAGAATTGCTTAAAATTGAATTGGAACTAACATAATGCCAACAGAATTATCAGAGTATATTCCATCATCGGCGCTTGTAACACACGCGCACATCATTGATGCGATCAAGGAGGGGAAAACAATCCAATTATATGACACGCTCAAAGGTCAATGGCTTAATTTAGTATATACTGATCTGTCGCATAGTCCGGAATGTTACCGTGTTAAGCCAAAAGAACCTGAAGTCATTGAAATTGAAAAGGTTGTTTATGGTTTGAAACTGTCAGATCCAGAGAATTACGCATTGACCGCAAATTGTATCGGATATTACCTAAGCGATAAAATGATGAGTCGTGTTGATTCTAAGCGTTATCTACTAAAGATGACGTTGACTGAACTACCATATGATAATCGAAAGATTTCATCGATTCAACATAATAAAGAACAAACTAAGGCACTCTCATGAAGAAGATCATTTTTGTTGTAATGGCTATTATGCTAACTGGCTGCGGTCAAGTCGGTCGCATTGAAGCTAATTGGACCGGCTATTCAGAACAATGTGTTGACGGTGTCACATACTTGCAGTTTGCATCCGGTGCCACGGTGAAGTATCATCCAGACGGCACGGTTTGGACTTGTAAGTAACGTATAAAACTAAAAGGAAAAAGTATGGAAATTAATTATGATCGAAACGATATGGATTTGGCTATAGAATTTCTACGCAATGCGAATCCATCAGCAGAACGTCTGACACCAGATGAGCTTCGTAATGAAATTGAGAATGATATGCGAAGAGCGGTTGAAAGTGGTTCTACCAGTGTTAGCCGTTATGGTTATCGGTTGACCCGCGACGACATTTATGGCGACAATGGATTTGATATTACCGTAAATCTGTCTGTTGGACTCCCCCCTGTATGGGTGCAAGTGTATCGAGAGGTGTAAAATGAACGTGAATTGGGAAATCACTGGAACTTTAAGCAAGGTCGAGCTTACGAAAGTAGTCTCAGATTACGTATTAGCTAATGTTCCAAAGGGATATAAGGTTAAGCGACTTGATTTCACCCTCGCCAGTAAGGAAGACGATTATGATCGTTATCCAACTTACGAAGTTAGTGGCGTGAATTTCGTACTTGAGAAGTTGCCGGAAATTGGAGTAAGATGATTTGAAAATTCTATACGCAAGAGGAATCAAGCCGTCTGTTTCAGTTATCGGCGCAGGTGGATTCGCAAGAGAAGTTTTGTCATACTTGATCGGCTACGCACATGTTAACGCGTATGTTAGTGATGAGTTTTATTCTTCACAAAAAACTATTCCTCTTCTCGGTAAATCCCATTTTAGAACAGTTACAATTAAACCACTCAGTGAATTGAATCCAAAGGTTGAAGATGTAGTGGTCGCTATCGGTGATCCAAAGGCAAGACAAAAAATTGTTGAAGCGCATCCAGAGTTTAATTATGTAACACTGATCGCTACAGATGAATTCTATTCAGGATTTCACCCTCAAGTGGGCCGAGGGTCAATCATCTGTCCTGGGACAATTGTTACAACGAATGTAAGTATTGGTAACCACGTTCATTTGAACTTGCAAACCACGGTAGGGCATGATACAGTTCTCGGAGACTTTGTGACAACGGCACCCGGTGCGAAGATTTCTGGAAATTGTAACATCGGCAAGAGAGTTTACATTGGAACAAATGCCAGCATCAAAGAGAAGATTGACATTTGCGATGATGCTGTGATAGGATTAAATGCGGGAGTTGTGAAGAGCATAACTGAAGCTGGAACATACGTTGGAACTCCAGTTAAGAAAATTGCATAAATAATTAGCCCGGTACGATAAGTAATCTATCCCCATTTTGAGGGGGATAATCTTGGTTCGAATCCAAGACGGACACTGACACTAAATAGAGGTTATACATGTCTTACTTTCCTTTGAAAATTGTGTATACAGAAACAAATGAGACAGTTGTGGTTCAGAGTCCTTCTGATATCATCTCTGGCAAGACATTCAAGGTTGTAGAGTGTAACACTAAAGTATAAATGATAATACCGTTTCAACATGCATTCCTTGTGCATCACAAGACGGTAAGCATAAGATAACTTTGTTGAGAGTGTCTTATGGCGGCAGAGCGGTACTTTCCGAGAGATATGATGTACTCTGTCGAAAAATGAATCTCTCCAAAATTTATGGGTCGGTAACTCAGCAGGTAGAGTAGCGTCCTTTTAAGTCGCAAGTCGCGGGTTCGAACCCCGCTCGACCCACCATATATTGAACATGTGTAAAGTTATAAATAAGAAAATAAACCGGGGTTGTGGCGGAATTTGGTAGACGCCATTGATTCAAAATCAATTGCCTGAAAGGGCGTGCGGGTCCGAGTCCCGCCAACCCCACCATTATATACCATTTCGAACAACCGAATAAATACTTCAAAACGGGAGTATTTATGGATAGATTTGAGTACACAAAAAATAGAATATCAGATGGCGCGTCACTGCGTCAAATTGCAAAAGAACTTGGCGTTGGGGAATCAACAGTCTTTTATTGGAAGCAGAATAATTTTACAACTGGCACAAGAACAATATCAACAACTAAAGAAGATATCATAAACATATGTAAAAACTGCGCACCCCATTACGTTTATATTCTTGGTTGTTATTTGGGTGATGGTTGTATTAGTCAGTTTCCACGCACAAAGAAACTCGAAATATTCAGCGGTTCTGCTCATCCTTCAATCATTGATGACCAAATACGTTCGCTGAATATATTGTTCAACCAAAATAAAGTCAATAGTATCAAACATCCGTCATATAACATGTATACAATAACAGTATACAATAAATCTTTAGATCAATACTTTCCACAACATGGTCAAGGGAAAAAGCATGATAGGAATATACTGTTAACAGATTGGCAGACTGAATTAGTGGAAGAACATACAGATTGCTTTATTAAAGGATTGATTGATACCGATGGATGTCTCTTCAATGCCAGTAATAGAATAAAAGAAGATGGCTCGAAAACAGATCTACCATCATATCAATTTACAAACAAATCGATGGATATCATAAATCTTTATACTTCTTCATTGGACAGACTTGGCATACATTATACCAAAGTTCACAAAAAATCTGGCGCAGTTAACGTGTTTACACGCGACAGAAAGAACGTGCAAAAAATATTTGATATATACGAGTCATCTCAGAAGAAATTAACATAACATGAACAAGGGAAGCTAACTGCTTCCCTTTTTCTTTTGTATCATCTAGAATCCATCACATGAACATTAAACCTACTGCTCGCCAGCTTCGCTACTATGAAAAAGCCAAGCTGACTTCTAAAGAATCCAATCATGAAAAGCCGATGGGATGTGTCATCGTCTGCGGAAACTTCATCGTTTCCCGTGGATTTAATAAAACTAAATCTCATACCATTCAGCACCGCAACGACCGCAAGTCGAACTACTACGCTCCGAATGCTTGTATGCATGCGGAAGTGGACGCATTGATTAAATCCGGCCGCTTTGATTTGACCGGATGCGAAATCTTTCTGTATCGACAAGACAAGCATGGTAACATCGCCAACAGTCGTCCTTGCATTTCATGCATGCCAGCACTAGAATCCGCTGGCATCAAACATGTTTTCTATACCACGAAGGAAGGTTTTGCATATGAGCGTATCTCTTAAATCAATCTCCTGGGCAGATGTAAAAGAGATCAAGCATTTAAGCGGTTGTAGGATTATTGTAAATGGCGTTAGGTATCGAGCCGACAATTATGGTTCAGATGGATGTGGAACACGTTGGAAATTCTTTGGAAAGGATTTTATCGTAAAGGTGGATAGTCGCTATAAATTTGCGACAGTGTGCGGTTATATCACGCCTAATGCCATTTATCAATCGAAAGGTGAGTATGACACGTATAACAAAATCCACAAACGGGATAGGAAGTGGTTTACTAAGCCGCTATACTTTGATGGTCGAAGCTTGATTGTTCACGCGCTTCATGATTTAAGAGGAACTTTCACTATCAAGCCTAAACACAAGAGTATTATTGAACGGTTGAAAGACAAGTATAACATTGGAGATATCGATGTAGATTATGGCCATAATTGCGCGCTTATTATGGAAAATGGGGAACTACGGCCAATCATCTTCGATTATGGCTGGGTTAATAAAACTTAAAAGGAAAACTAATGAATAAAGAAACACTTACAGCAGCACTGGCAGTTGACGATAATGTTGTGTCAGCTAATATTATCTTAGATCGAAATCATTTAACTTCTGATGAAGACAAGAAGATCTTCGCAGAGAACTATTTCAATAATTTCGATGTATTTTCTTACAAGGTGTTTCCGATCATCGGGGTAGTACAGATTACTGCATACGCAAGTGAGTTTAAGAAATTTCTGGCACATGAGAATATTGCAGGTGTCAATATTCTAGAAAATGGAGACGCGCCATGCTAAACGAAGGATTCATTGAATGAGAAAAGGCGGCCTAGGCCGCCTTTTCTTTCTTTTTGGTACTTTTTATAGTTCCTGAAATCAATGTCAATAATGACATAACTTCTGGTTTGTGTCTAGTGACAATTTCACTGGCAACGGCCAACTACATGCCTCTATCGGATCAACCGTGAAGTCTCCGACTGCTTTTACTTACAACTTCTTCCCTCTTGTGGAGATTCCACTTATTTGATTAGGAAGATTTGTATCTTTAGATACAAATCTATTTATAGCAGTTGTACAAAAATTTCTTGAATTGGCTTTTTAAGCCAATAAAGATTTATTACACTGGCGATGAACTTTTCTTCAGGAGTGTGCGAATTCTGCATTCAAGTGTTCCTTAAACCAAGGTGGGATTTCCGTTTCAATCAATTCGCTGAAAGTCTTAGGTCCAACAGTCTTATGATAGTCCATGTCGCCCTTATCGCTGTAATGATATTCAATCGTATACATGATGTCATGTGGGATCATCATGTGTTCAATTTCTTCATCCGGATAGAAATATGGATACGCGCATACTTGTAACCCAATTTCAAGCGTATCGCTGAGTTTAATACCAAATGTGCATCGGCTCTGGTTGATATCGGCAGATCTTACGGGCGACCTTTCAAACAATTCTTTGAATGCTTGTGGAATCAGTTGATCCATTTCAATAGCCTTGCGGGTATTGGTCATGTGATAGCCAAAATATCTATTGATATACCATTCAACATTTCGCTCGCTCAATTTTGCTTGTTCTTCGCGCGCATTATTCTCTTGTTCCAGTTGCGCGCTAGTCTTTAGTGTAAAGAAAGTAGCGGCCTTTTTCTTGTCACTAGAAGTATCGAATTTTAGCTTGCGCTTAAAATTATTAACGAATTCTGGGAATGACCAGCCTGACATTTTTCAAACTCCATAAATGATTTGCCCCGCCATCGTATCATAACTACGATGGCGGGGCAAGTGATTACATCTTAGATAGCGCTTAACATTGTAATCATAATAAAACTACCAAGCGCAACTGCGACGATTGGCGGGAGCCATGTATCAATTGTTTCTATCATTTTCTTCATATTAAATATCCTCAAAGTTAGGATGTGTATTTAGCCAGAAGAAGATAGAGTAATCAATCTAAGTTCTTGTTTTTCTTATGCTTCTCTTTTCGCGTATAGTCGTTCTTTCGGTCACGATGTTTCATCGTGCGTTTAAGTTTCAACATATTTTTAGTGACAGGGTTTCTCATGATAGCACTTTATAGTAAGAGGAATGATGATAGTCGCCAAAACGAACGCCAAAGCGATTATTTTTAAAATACACTTCGCCGCAAGGCGCATATTTATTATCTACTAACATAATTCGTGAATTAGCCGCCGCGAAGATTTCGTGACGATCAATATTAAATAATGATAAAATGTCTGCGCGTTGTTCGTTCATATGATTCTCCTGATTATTTTATATATCTGACTTGAACAAATACCCCATATCAGTGATTTCAATCATAGTCCACCCTGAGGCTTCTAATGACTCAAACCAGGCTGAATCATCATCGTTCTTAAGGTGACAGTCAAGCACTACCATGAATCTTGTTTTTGATTTCATTTTTCCAGTTCCTTGATGAACTGTTCTACCCTCATGAAAGACCGCTGGTATTTTTCCATGCGTCTAATATCTTTTTCCGTAACTCCTTTCAGACGAGTGATATCAGAGTTATCGCGAAGATCTTCGCGCTTGATTTTAAGCGCATCAATATTACCGCGCATGGCGTCAATATACTGGTCATATGATTGACCTTTCTGATGAGTCAGAAGGCGCAAAGCATTGATAACCCGTTCGCTAAAACCAAAATTGGCCAAATCTTCGAACGTCACCGCACTATCTTCAATCGTGTCATGCATCACCGCAATGGACATAAGTTCTTCATCATGCGTGCGCAGCCGCATTGCGATTCTGAGCGGGTGTAAGATGTAGGAGTGGCCACCCTTGTCATAAGTATTAAAATGCGCTTCTGTGGCGATCTGGAGGGCTTTAGAGAAGGTAGACATAGAAGAAAGCTCCGGTTGAATGTGGTTTTATAATACCACTTCAACCGGAGCTTTGTCAACCGCCTCGTTTTTAGAGAATTACTTCTTCGCCGTGTTCGTTCAGAATGAAGACTGACGGACTATTAGCCTGTCGAGCTAATTCCTTGTGAATCGCTCCAAGCGTTTCCTGCTCACCGTTATAATACGGCTTGCGCTGGTTCGGGTCGAAGCGAAACGGAGGCGCACCATGGTTAAAAAATGCCCAAAAGGTACGCTTAAGAATTGTCTTCTTGTTATTCATATATTTTATTTCCTGTTTTATTTTTATGTTTAGTTTGCGTTTCCGAAAAAATCATTTTCGAGTTCATTTAATTTATCTTCCCAAACATCTACTTGATATAGATCGTGAATGTGTTGCAAACGGCCCAACAGGGCGTAATGTTCACGATTGCCCAAGTCGAAGTTTTTGAACGCCATACGAACTTGGTCAAGTTCGTCAAACGTAAGACCTTCCATTTCCTTACGATATTCACTACGTTCAATCAGGCAACCAACTGCGCACTGTAGACCGTTGTTAGTGCGATATGCGCATTCACCATCTTCATTAACAGCCTTTGCCCGCTGTGTTAGAAGATGGGATTTTGCTTTATCAAAGATTTGACGTGTAGTTAACATACATTATTCCATGGAATAGTTTCGATAATGGTTTTTGGCCGTTGTAATTCGACCGGGTTAAAGATAGCACACTGGAAACCTTGTCGCAACTTACCTTCAACGAATTTGGAAAGGTCTTCGTCTTTAATCAGGTACGTTTCGCAACCACTATCAATACTCAAAAAGGATGCGCCCTTTTCTGCTTTAGTGAGTTCCTGTTGAATGTCCTTCTTACTCGTCAGAATTAATTTCATTAGATTTCCTTATAAAAGATATGGTCGCCAATTTTAGCCAATCGTTGGAGTTTAGACGCCCACGGCGGGTTAACATAATCCGCATGAAAATGCGTGGCACCTACAATAACAGGATTTACACGTCCCATCAATGCGCGCTCTGCGATTTCGTTTGCACGCTTCCAAGTCGCCAGTTCTTCTTTTGATTCTAGTGTCGGTTCATCAGACTTACCGTCACACATCCAAGAGAATTGACAAACCCAACGACCCTTTTTATTCTTCCGCTTTTCTTTTACAACATCACAGATATTATCTGGCCAACCCTCGCGCCGAGAACGCTCAAGTGTCACAACTGCGATCCCTTCCTTACCTGAGACGGGCTGATTGCGAGCTTCCCAATAAATGTTCTTGACCAAGCACTCAAATTGATCAGAATCGATAAAACTAACCTTTTCAATCTGCTCAATCTTTGTTTCCGTTACAACCTTACCACGAATCTCTTCAAGTTCACTCGCGGTGATCATTTGCGGCTTGGGCAGTCCTTCGATCCTTTTTTCGATATGAAGATTATGACCGGAAAGAAGAATCAAGAAACCACACTGTGTTACGCCAAGCATTACAACAATGGCGCGAAGCAAGAGCTTATCGAACATGATGCCTCCGTTTTATGTTATTGCGTTGGAGGAGTCACTATATGTCGTTAGACTCAGGTTGTCAATGGTGTTATCAAATAGTTACAGAATCGGAGCTGATCAATTCACCGCATAAACGCAATTCTACCGTGATACGTTCATCGTCTGAACCGCAGTCCCAATACGGTGAATCCTCTTTAATAGTTTGGTATATTTTACGTACTCCAAGAGCATCATGACCAATCTTTCCTCATACAAGTTAATAGAAAACAAATATTATCTGTGATCGTACATGCAAATATTACATCATCTACTTTGAAGATGCAAACAGGTCTACCATGCTTTGTGGATAATTTATTGCGATAGAATGGGGTTTGATCAAAGTCAAGACTTCTATAGGACTTATCAAAGAGTTTTATGATTAGTTCTTCTACTCTATTGTTGATAAACCATGAACGATTGTAATGAAGTCTAAACCTTTCTATGAACCTTTTCTTCGCATGATTTGATACAATGATTTTCATTTTACAGAATTAAGTAAGTTGGAGCCGCCCACAGGATTCGAACCTGCGATGGACTTACGTCGCCTGATTACGAATCAGGTCCATTCAAACCACTCTGGCAAGGCGGCACAACTAATTTTGGGGTAGACGACGAGACTTGAACTCGCAACGGTTTCCTTCACAGGGAAATGCTCTACGCAATTGAGCTACGTCTACCATTGTACATCTTGAGCGACCGGGTGGGATCGAACCACCTTAATTTTCGTTGGCAACGAAACACACAACCAATGTGCCACAGTCGCTTAATCTTGGAGCGGGTGGCGGGGAACGATCCCGCGTTCTCCGGTTTGGAGGACCGGGGCACCACCTCTATACCACACCCGCATTTATTTTGGTAGCGGAGGGATGATTCGAACATCCACATAGCAGCTTATGAGACTGCACTTCTGCCTTTGAAATTACCCCGCGTCAAACCTTTTTGTGTAAGTTTTACATGAAACATTCCTTGTTTCATTCATCATCTCAAGGCTATTTATAGTTTTTGAGAAAATGTTTGAAACTTTGTCAAATTCATTCTTGATGAGTGCAAAACCAATACGCTTGATCGTGTCTACATGAGTAGGATCATACGCTCCGGTATAGAAAAAGTCAATAACAGCCTTTTCTTCCCATTTTTCTAACTTCATGGCATGTAGACTTTCTATTAGTCTGTTCCGCATACTATCATCAATATATTTATTGAATGTATTCATTCTTTTCTCTATAACCAATTACATCATCAGTACAATAGTAACATGTACAAGGTGCATCACGCGGAATCTTGTAACGTCTTGTTTTCATTGAGAAATTCTAAAATTTGTGCTACTGTACGCTTATTCAACTGCGCCTTAAAGCACATAAGGCCATAATCATCAGTTAATGTGACACCATATCTTTTATCAAATGACCAAATAGAACGTGATCGAGTGGTATTTGAGATTGCGAATGTTTGAAAATAATTGCCATTCGCAAATCCATCGTCATAAAACCCACACAACCGATTTTCCTTCAGATCCAATGTGAAATAATCAAATCCTCGTAGTTTAGGAAAGATTAAACTGGATGGTTTTAGTGTGATTTTCATATTGTGTCCTTGACACAAGGCGACGGGAATGGCGTTCGTTACTATCGATGACATAAAGTTCTACATCATCATTGAACATATAGTAAAACTTTTTTGCAAACTGTTCAAGTAAATAATTGAAATAATTGTCAACGGTCTTATTGTAAATATGGGCGAGATCGACTAACCATTCTGCTAGATAGAATGCTTTTATCAAATCTTCCGACGCCTTTTTCAACAAGTTGAAATCTTCTTCGGTATTATTTTTCAGATACTGTGACAGTGACGAATAGTCCATGTTAACAGAATTGAACGACTCTCCTTCGTCTTCATATGAGAAGAAAATGGAGTCAACCGCAAAATCAACCATTAGAGTAATTTTATTCATTTTATTCATTTTATGGATTTGATAATGTTAATGGCGGAATCGGCGGGGATCGAACCCGTGTCTTCATGCGTGACAGGCATGTGCTTTACCGTTAAGCTACGATTCCATGAATTCTTGCCTATGATTGCTAGTCTTATAGTTTAAGGCTGAAACTAAAGCAAACAACCGTTATTGCTCAATTACGTTCGTGACTTTTTTTGCTCGCGACACGGACTTACACGAAGGCTACCGGCTCAGGTTCACATGATGAGCGCACGACTTACCTAAGCGTAAGTAACTTGAAGATTTTTACAGTATTCTTCAAACTGCCCCTGTTAGCTGACAGGGAACTTGTCATTTTTGACAGTCTACTTGTTATTTAGTCTTTTGTCAATGGGTATTTTTCGTTCCATTGATCTATTCTTTCTAATAATTGTTCTAAGGATAATTCACAAGTTGTGTACTTAGAAACGTTATTGTTATGTTGCATCAATTTACAATTTGCCGGGTGTGATAGAATCTTTGGATCTATTTTATTATCAAATCCATATCTAACAGAGATTAAATGATCTCTACTAACACCATTCAAATTATTGCCTTTATTTTTAGGTTTGTACCAACCATACTCTCTAATTAAATCAAAATCAAATTCATTCGGATAATCTGCCAGATTGAATTTGAACGCGCAAAGTCTTCTGTATTCTTGGAGTGACTCATTTGTTCTTTTGTTTGTTTTTGATGGTAATATTCTATTCTTTTTACATTTTTCAGAACAATAAGATCTCTTTCGTGATAGATAAGTTAATTCAAACTCGCAATTACAGGTTTTACAAATTTTCGAGTATTTTTTATTAGCGGCTAATCTTTCGTCTTTAGTTGCTTCAAAAAATCTATCAACACTTTGTTTAATCTTATTCTTAGTTGTATCTGATACTTGGTGCGAATTTGCGCATTTTCTACTGCAGAAATATGATTCTTTTAATGGATGTTGTTTAGTTCTTTCTTTAACAATTATTGAAGAATCGCATTTAAAGCAATTTACACTATATTCTTTAAATTCGCCGAGCTTCTCATTAAATGTTTTAGCTGCCGCTTCCTGCGCAGCAGCATTTTTTCTGATTTCAATTGCGTTTGGATTTCTATCGCACCATCTAGTATGGTTAGCTTTTTGCGAAGTTTTAAACTCATGAAAAGTTGTATTACAGTATTTACAAGTCCACATAATAATTCCTTTTTAGGATATTTATCATGGAGGCTAAATTTTCGAATCTCTATGGTGGAGCCAGTCGGGGTCGAACCGACGACCTTCTGATCGCAAATCAGACGTTCTCCCAAATCTGAACTATGGCCCCACATATTACTAAATTCTTGCTTATGGTCACTCTAACCTTTTCTATCTGGTTGCACAGAATAGACCACTATAAGCGTAGTGGATATATGGTTACGTCATATACAACCCGTTGTAGTTATTTTATATCAATCTACAATAATGATAACCTTTACCACCGAGGTTGGGGATACATTTTTATTAGGTATTTAGGGCAAATGTATGAACCTTGATGCGTCGGTGCATCACCCTGACTCGCTGAGTAGGCGAGTATTTGGTGCAGGTATCCTAATCCAGTTAGACGATACCTGCGTATGTTTCTATTTATGCGAAGTCTACATCAGTTTTTTCGGCGTGTCAATCATCAATTACTACAGTTCTGCTGTGTCCGTCCGTTCTGGTTTCAGATAACCCTAAGAGTCCTCTTAATTTCTTTTGTAAGTACATTTCGCCTTGGATTACACCATCATTTTTACCGCGATTATATGCTTCTTCGAGCATAGACACAATCGTATCATATACAGTGTTTTTAGGTACAACTCTAACATCATATAGTGGCGCGCAGCCAATAATATAACTATTTTTGCTAAATTCGTTTCTATAAATTGGAGAAACCTTTTCTGCATGTAAGACGTCTTCTAAAAATGTTTCGACGTCTGTTTTTGCTTTCTTAGCCATATTTAATCTCTAAAGAATAGTTCCCACATTCTGAATTGATGATACCGCCCGCGCTCTTACCACTTCATTCGTTGATCGACTGTACTCTGATCATAGCTTTCTGCAAAGGCTTCAGATGTATCAAGTGATACATAATAGCGTCCCTGCATGCCTTGTTCAGATCCATTAACACTTTTTACGTCTTCAAAACCACAATCATGTAAAAATTCTTGCAATTCGGTTTCGAATAGTGGATCTGTATAGATCAGTCCGTCTTCTTCCACGTCCCAAGAATCAGCGTCAAAATATACTCTAAGTTCTGGTATACATTCGCTATGCCAGAGCAATTCGATCTCTACGATTTCTACACTCTTAGCCTCGTTAGACCAAAGTCCATGACCATTTGTATGCAGAGTTAACATTATATTATCCTGATAAATTGGAGTCCCCTGTTGGATTCGAACCAACGATTGTGCTTTCGCAACGGCAGGTTACTTTTGGTGATTTCAGATTTGAACTGAAAAGAGCCTATAACTCTACACCCACAGCCTGCTGCCATAGACCACTCGGCCAAAGAGACTTATTCCTTTAATACAATTATGAAGATCATTATTAGTAATATTAATGATGGTGCCATAAAGAATGTGGCAACTATACTGAAGGCCAAGAACAAAGTCAATGGTATCAGTATTGGAATCAATAAAATTACTAATCCTATAATTAAATGCATATTTTTTGGCAGGCCATCGAGGATTTGAACCTTGTTTGGCAGACCGCCGAGGTAACGATCCCCGTCCTTTGAATTTGGAGTTCAAAAATGCATAGCCTTTACACTTGTGAACTATCGATCCATAGCAGTTTATTCCGCTATAACAAATGTTGCAATTAAAGCGCAAATCAATGCCGAACCTATTGTGTGTGGAGCAATATATGCAATTGCAACAACTGTGGCCCAAACTCCAACAATAGCTAAGTATTTCATTTACAATTCTCCAAATCAATCAATATACATTTGCGACACTCTACATATGAATCGTCTTCTTCAAATGTAAATGCGGGCACATTTAATTGTGGGTGAAAAATCAAACCTTTGACAGTGTTAACCTTAAAGCCAGATTTGAAGGGTTTCGGTTCTCTGCCTGCAGAAGCTCTGCGCTTTGAAACCGTCTTTCCGATCATTTTAGACCATGATACTAGATCCATTTCGGTTGGCATATTTTTCACCCGTTTAGCTAATTGTTTGGCATTTGCGACACTCTACGTTACTCTGATCCATATGTCAAGTACAAAATGGAACCAAGCGCATAAATACATCTATAAATTACAGAAGGTTCCAATGAATCAAATAGAAAAAGACGTGTTACAAAATGTAGTAAAAACAAGTAAATCCAAAATTGAATGTTTCAAGCTTTTAAATATGCACCCAAAAAGTAGTTATTCATATAAAATCTTGAATTATTATATAAAATTATATGATATAGATATATCTCATTTCCAAGTAGATACTAATATAAATCAGTCAGCGCCTATAGATATTAAAGATATTTTGATAGGTAAACATCCTTTATATTCGACATCCCATCTAAGAGTGAGACTAATAAAAGAGGGTATTTTTGAACATAGATGTCAAAGGTGCCAATTGTCACAATGGAATGATTTACCGATTCCGTTAGATTTAGATCATATTAATGGTATACCAACGGATCACCGTTTAGAAAACTTAAGATTGCTATGCAGAAATTGTCATGCACAGACAACAACATTTTGTGGAAAAAATAGCTATAAGAAGAAACCCGAAAAAGTACAATGGTTTGTTTCTAACTTAAAAAAAGGAAGATTGACAGAAAAAGTAAGAAAAGATTTAGAGCTTTTAAAGAATTGTAATATTGATTTTTCGAAATATGGATGGGTGACAGAATTATCAATTCTATTGAATAAGAAACCACAGAAAATAAATAAATGGTTAAAAACATATGCGCCGGAAATATTATCCGGCGCTTTTCAACGAACTTTCCAGCGTCTCTAGGATTCGAACCTAGTAAGGGTTTCCCCCACAACTTCAAAGGATGCTGACTCAGCCATATGTCTCAGACGCTATAATTTTTGGCATGCCTGACAGGAGTCGAACCCGCACGTCAATTGTTCGTAGCAATTGATTCTTCCATTGAAATTACAGGCATATGTTTGTATTTATGTGAAGTCTACACACTATTTTTTGGTTTGTCAACAGGATCTGCTAAAATTTCCATTTCTGACCTCATTAGGACACGAGCTGTTCAAAAAATATGACTATACCATATGCTAACAGGCCCATTATTAGAATAAAATCATTGATAAGAAAGAATATTTCCCAATTATTTTTGGCTATTGGAACCTGTAGATTGATTTTCTCACCGATTTTTGCTACATAAAATGTCGCTGGAGATACTTTAGTTGAATGAATAAGATTCGATGAGTCAACACTGTAAACTATAATAAAATCAGTGTGTAGATTGCGCTTAGTCACATCAAGTTGTCCATACTTTTCTAGAACTTTGACTTCTTTGGTTTCATAACCATCGAAATGGTTCGGATATGTAGCCCATCCAATCAGAGATATAATAACAAGGATTGCAGTAATAATTTTGAACATCACATCTTCTCCGCTAATTTAACACGTTTATTAAAGAGTAAAAATGTTTCTCCGTTCGCGCAAACTACCTCATGTGCTTCTTGATATCCGCCCAATGGACCTACCGCACTACCATTAGTGCGCAATTGAGTCACGCCGCCGCGCGTAGAACAGAAATCATACGAACTATTTACCACCCACCCATCAACTTCTGTATAGTCGCTTATACAAGCGGATAGGAAAAGGCACATGATTGCGTAAGTTATTGTTTTCATTCATTTATTTCCACTTCTGGACCAATGCGCAAACCTTTATTGAAGTCATTTATTACTAAATGAAGTGGGATTCCCGTATCATCAGAGTATTGTTGAAATGACTCGGAAAGAGCACGCGCAAGCGCGTCCACCATTTCTTTTGTTGTATCGTTCATCTGAATCCCTTATAACAAATTCTATACCATTCACCATATTGGTCTTTTACCCAGACCCAATTACAGAAGTTTCTTTGTCTAAATTGGTAACGTCTGTAGTCGAAGTAATATCGGTCCCTATTGTAACTATGCGCTCTATCTCGTCGGTGCATTTCAAGTTGCCATTCTACATACGCACTATGGCGCTGTCTATATGACAGATGAGTCCCATTATCATAGTAAGAAATAGAAAAATCTCCAGGCATTGCTGGAGATAATGTTAAGAAGGTTAAGAAGGTTAAGAATATTGCGAATAGGAATGTTTTCATGATGTTCTCTAAAATTGGAGGAAGGCGGGTATACTCGAAATCCAAGCCATCTCTGGCTCCATCTGTTTTCAAGACAGTGGCCACACCTTGCAGCTTCACCTTCCACTATTTAGAATACAACTAATCAACAAAAATGTCAAGGATATTTTACCCGCTCTACCAACTGGCGTACCACCCGTCATTTTCGGGTGACTTGGATTCGAACCAAGGACACAGCGCTTCCAATGCGATAACCCTATAACTACGGTTGATTACCTGTAACTGGAGGAAGAAGTGAGATTCGAACTCACGGCTCTCTGCGAGAGAGCTTCACCTTTCCAAGATGATGGTTTAAGCCGCTCACCCATTCTTCCGATTTTGGAGGCTAGAGTAGGAATTGAACCCACTTGTTAACGAGTTGCAGTCGTTTGCATCGCCGGTCTGCCACCTAGCCACTTATTTTATAATCTAGCAAAAAACGTCTTGGCTTTTTTTCTTTGATAATATTAAGATAATCCAAAGACAGCGGCTAGAAAACTTATTCTACATTTTTCCAATTTACTTTATTTATTGCATTACACAATGTGTTGTGAGCTACACCGTATTTTTTACCTAATTCTCTTAGTGTTATTTTTGTTTCTTTATACTCTTGTCTAATTTTTTTAATTAGTTCTACATTTAGTTTTGAACATCTAACATCTGAACCCCTACGAACTTTCATTAATCCAGTTTTAATGGCATGCAAGATGTTTTCACTGCCCGTACACCATTCTAAATTGGATACATGATTGTTCGTTTTGTTTCCATCTTTGTGGTTAACTTGGGTATGTTCTTCGCTTTTCGGAAGGAATGCTAGAGCGACCTCTCTATGCACTCTAAAACATTTTTGCTTACCGTTTCTACCATATGGTTTTACTGTTACACAATAATAACCAGTTTTATGTATTGTTTGCTTCAGAATTTTATTCGTTTTATTATTTCTTAATAAGCCTGTGTCCGAGACAGAGTAAAGCTTATCAAACAAGTCAATTTCTTTCCAAGTTATAGACATTTTGGTTCCCCCATAATATCTATATTTATGTTTGGTCGGTCCTGTGTGAATCGAACACACTTAATCCAGTACCCAAAACTGGTGGTCAACCAATGACCCAAAGACCGTTAAATCTATTTAGTGTTTGTGTCAATCTAAATTTCTTAATGTTGCCAAGAATGGCGTGCTATAACAAGGAGAACTCAAAAGGAATCGTATGAAACATATCCTTGGCAACATTAAGAAATCTATTAGTCAAGCCTGAGATTAGAGCATGATGCGGTTGCCTTTCGGGACATTATCTCTAAGGTGCTTAATCTTAAAGTTCTTCCCTTATCCACTTCCACCTTGGAAGTATCAACCATAGCGGCCTTTTTATACTAGTGGCAATTCTAGTGTCACTGTAATCTATTCCAAGTTCCGTCTACCGCCTACCTTGCGAGCAGTACAGGGAGCTACCCCTTACGTGCAACTTTCCTTGAACAATATATCGCTTTGCGAGCTTTATATTGACTTGATTCACCGAAGTGTCAAGTGTTACGCTATTTTCAATTACAGCCGGTGACAACTTTGCGTTTTTATGAACTGATGGAGTCGAACCACCTTACGTTAGTGTTAAAAGACTAATGCCCAACCAATAGGCCAAGTTGTAACCTCCTAAGACGCGTGTCACCGTGACATCGTATAACTTTATTATACGATATACCACACGCCTCCTGTACTTTCATCCGCTAAGACTACTCACACTGTTGTATACCTTTATGGTGCACAAAGCTTCCATAACCTTATACATCTTCGTATGCGCCCTTGCCCGCTAAAGCTCGAACCTCATACCTTGGTATTCATCTTCGATTTTCAATGTATTTGCATGTGGTAGACTCTTGCGGAGCTACAGATATCCCACAGTTAGCCAGATATTCTGTCTGTCCCACTACATCTTCAATCTATCTGATTTTTTAGATCAGACCACTGTTTCCAGTGGAGATATGTACCATTGTTTAGATGGGCCATTTCTGGTGATTGGCTAGGGAGGCTGCCAATCTTTAAGCATCTCGCGATACTCTATCCGGTCACTAGTTCCTTTCGTCCCTAGAGTGCTAAACCATAGCTCTATTTAGTGTAGAGCTTTCGATCATTTTTCGGGAGATCTCGTCAGTGGTTCCCGTCTTGCATGGTGTGTATCTTACCTACTTCATTTTTTCTTGTCAAGCGTCTTTTTTCTTTTGATTCGTGAGCCCCTATGTCCACCTTATCGTTGAATCACTCCGCTATCTTTAACCATGATAGGTGGTTGCAACTTGCTTGTCAAGTGTCACAGACCAACAATTTTAATTGTCTTAACAACTTCTACTTTAATGTTAGTTTCTTGCAGAATCTTAATCAGATCATAGTCGGTGTCGTCGTAATTATCGTATAACTTTTCAATTGTTTTCTTGAGTCCGCTCTTTTTTATGCCAGATGCGAATACCTCATCATCGTAAATCACAGTATACAGAACTTCTTCCACTTCTTTCCCTTTTTTCACTTCAACACAAAGCGCGAATGGAACATACACCCATGCACACTGGTTTCTTGATCTGCCATAGACATATTTCTTACCGTCTAAGACGTTCACATTTGCGTCAAGAATGACGTCATCTTTAAAAATGCGAACTTCATGCATATAACCATTAATATCGCAAGTGACTCTGTAATTTTTATTCACAGTTTGATTCTCTCTCTGCAATCTTTTTGACGTGAGTCGTACAGAACTAACTCTACCTTAGTGCGAATCACATTGCAAGCCTGTGCTCTAAGTTGATCCGCAAATTCTTCTAATAGATCTACGACCTTTTCGAACGAGTACCGACTAACGGAATAGTGCATAGTCGCATAACACTTAATACCTTCGCCCAGACAAATATCATCTCTAATGCAAGAGAAAATCCAGCCGATTTCTTCCACTTTAGGTCGAATGGTCGATTCTTCACCGATTAAGGTAATGTGACATTCATAATAGTTAGTCATTGTCAGCGAATCCAATATCGCGCGTTTCTTTCTTCTGTGACGCGCGCTCTTTCTTAGAAGTGCGCCTTTTTGTGAATTTACCCGGAATACTCGGATTGATTCCTTCACCGCGCCTAGACCAATAATCGTCACGTCGAGTTTTTCTATTATTAAATGATCTGCTCATATTATTAAAAGAAAAGAGTATGAATGAACCAAAGACATACATGCGCGAGTACAAGCGAAAAAGCATATGAAAGTTGTAGGATAAATGCATTCTCCAGCGTATCCCTACCATCTGCAGTTTGATTATTTAATGCATCGGATAAGCTCTTATAGATTCTGAAGCATCCAGCGCACAAAAAAAGTCCCCAAGCCTGCAAGCTGGAAATGGTGTTCAAATTGAAATAGTCTTTGATAAACCAATTCCAAGCGTCCGCAATTACAACACCGTTATAGAAAGAAAGTGGCAGTGCAATGAACAAAAACATCAAAATAGCAACAATGAAATTCATATGTATAATCTCTTAATGTTTGAAGTTTATGGTGGTAGCCGTGAGACTCGAACTCACCTTAGCGTTTCCGCCACACCTTATCAGGGTAAAGTCAGAGTGTCAATGTGTTTTGAGTTTGTTTTTATGTTTAATAACGTTATCAGAATAATAAAAATCCGGCATATTTTTTCGCATCCACATGGCGGCTTTTGCGGGAGAGATTCCTAGTAATTTACCTAGTTTAACTGACCAGCCTCTCTCGTGGAAAGCTATGTCGCTGGCGTGTATAACAGATTTTCTGTCATTATACACTGATAATTCATCGCAAAATACATCATTATAATGAATTTTAAGCCATTTCTTTGCAGAAGAGGGTTGTATACCCCAAAGATTTGATAATTCAACAAGCCACCCCTTTTTTGAAAAATCTATCGGATTATTTAATAATGAATTCCTACGTTCCTGTATGCACATTTTAATTTCTGACTTTGAACGAGGAATTTTTTTATTTTTAGAGAAGTTAAGCATTTCCTGTTTTAGTGTATTTGCAATAGATATATCAAATTCATGATATTCAGTCGGAATATCCGCAATTCCCGCATGGACTTCTCTGTGACAATTTGCGCATAATAAAATACATTTTGGTAATTCATCACACATAGAATTCCATGAAATAGTTTTAGAACTAAACGATATTTCTTTTTTAGTAGGATCTATGTGGTGCAGTTCTAACGCATTTGGAGTCTTTGCATAAAGACAAATCTGGCATGACCCTCCCATTGAGGCTATTATTATTGTTTTTACTCTCTTGCGCCAATTTTTTACATATTCATACGATTTAGACATAAATAAACGAACCTTCATATATCCATATTTATGGAAAGTGTATAAAAAGGTTCGTTTTTTATTGGTCCTAGTTATCCGAGTCTAACGGACTATACACACTTATCAGGTGTGACCTTTCAACCGACAGGCAAACTAGGAGTGTAACGGTGTTGCTCTCCCCGAGAGCTAGACTACCATATTAGTTTTATTTAGTGTTGGCGCACGCTTGCAAACACGATCTATGATCGTCTGCATTCGTGCCAATGCTACATCTTCGTCAATCAATTTGTCAACCGATTCACAATATTTCTGATATTCGACAATTTCACTTGGAAGCCACCCGCGTTCCAAAAGAGATTGGGAAGCCGATCTAACCACAGGTTCATCTTCTGGATATGATATTGGGCCAATTCTGCGCATAATATCATCGAGAACTGTATTGATGTCTGCCGTTAGGGGATCGTTGATCATGGGAAATCCTTGGTTTGGCCATTATTCAGGATAGCTTCGCTTACCCCATCGATCATAAGAATCTGTACCATATTATGCATCATCTTATCACCGTGCTCGACAGAATTGTTCAGCAATTCAATATAATTCTTGCGGTATTCTTCAAGTTCGATGATTTGTTGCTTCTGACGCAAAATAGTTTTGTGCATTCTGATGATTTGGTATGCAATATTAACAATGTTTGTAGCTTCAGTCAAGTCTTCTAGCGTTGCGTATTCATTATGCATTTTAGTATGCCTAGAATCAGATTTATTGGTGGGACGAGTAGGATTCGAACCTACGGTGAGGGTTCCCCCTGTCGGATTAAAAGTCCGGTGTCTTCGGCCAACTTGACGACCGTCCCTTATGTGTAATGACTATACCTAATCTGTTACTCCGAGTCAACCTGTTAGTTCGCGCAAGCGTTTTAAGGTAGTAAGCAATCTATCCATGGATTCTCCTACATTTTCCTTTGAACGCTCCCTTTTATATGACTCCAAGTTCCAAATACCCCAATGCAATGCATCTTTCAATGCTTTCGCCCAATCTGGTTTAATATTACTTGGAAAGGTATACAGGCTAGCAAGAGTCGAAATGTTAATCGTATAGTAACAAAAATCTTTTGGAAAAGGAATTCCGGGGACAGTTGTACACGGCACGTCCAACATTTTCGGAATGAGCTTCTTGAAGACTTTAAAATCTTCATGTCTCTTAAAGTTGTGTAGTTCTAATACCTTTTTCTCAGATTCCGGCAAGATTAGTTCATCGCGCGATGAAAGCTCAATAATATGAGCTTTACGTTTATGACGTGTAAAACTCTTAGCTGGTTGCTTCTTTTTTGAAGCAATCAGTTCTCCATCAACCCATTCATAACCATTACCAATGACGAAAAATAGATGGACCGCCACGCTCAATGGATGAGGAAACAAACTTGGGTATCTATAGAAACAATCCTGCATCGTATCCCTGAAATTCATTAAAATAATCCTTGTTCTATTTGTCAAGAAGTAGAATAACATAGAACTTCACGGCTTGGGAGAACTCTACTCCCTGATACGTTTTTTTACTTTTGGCGTAAGGTACGCTACCTGCCAGAGTTTTAATTATTTGTTAAGTTCTATGTTAATTTGGTGGCTCGTGTAGGGTTCGAACCTACGACATTCGCTTTGTAGGAGCGACACTCTACCAACTGAGTTAACGAGCCATATCTATAAACAATTTATGAAAATGGGACGTCGATATTTCGCTATCGACACACTTCCAATTTTACTTGTAGTGTTGGTTGCGATCTAGATTCTTGTCTAGCCATGACACTTATTTGCATGTCAGTATCATACACTTTTTAGGCTCTCTACAACCGGCCTAGCTATCATATAAGATAACCCACTTTCTTCGGTTTATAAACATTTTAAACTTGGTGAGGTCTGCCGGAATTGAACCGGCGCTGTCGGTTCTTCACACCGATGCTATAGTTCCCAAAATCAATGCCAATAATGACATAACTTCGGGTTTGTGTCAAGTGAAATTTTCACTGACAACGGCCAACTACATGCCTCTATCGGATCAACTGTGAAGTCTCCGACTGCCTTTTAAATCAGTAAAGATTTAAAATACCTACTTAGCTAAGACCTCAAAATTATTGGGAAACGGGTCGAATCGAACGCCTTGCCCCGTGGGGACTTGGTTTACAGCCAAGCGACTACACCAGATGGTCCTTACTTTCGTCTCCCATAATTCTATATATCATTCTTGCTCATGTTTCGTTTTTACTTAAATGACTTAACATGTCGTTCGTCATATAGCCAAGAGCGTGACTAGAAATATGTACCATATTTCAGAGAAGACGGCATTCACCATCACCGCTATAGGATCGACATTCAACGCGTCGATTACGGCCACAGTTTAAACGATTACTGTGGAAAAATGGTGGTCGGACCAAGATTTGAACTTGGACGAGATTATTGCAGCATCACAATCCCTAGGGTGCTACCCGTAGCGTCTACCTGAAAAACATCGCCATCGCCGATGAGGACATCTTTCTCTCTTTTCGCCATCCAACCATGAGTTCATACTAACAACACTTGCTTTCGTTGTCAATCATCTTCGCCGTCTTGATTTCTCAGCCAAGATGTTATAACAAAAAGAGCAATTAAAATGTTACAAATTGCCAACAATGGCTTGATTACCATCAATGTCATTGTCGTTAGCCAGAATAATACAAAAATTTTCGATTCTACTGGCAACAACAATCTCCAAAATTTGGTGGGCTTGGTCAGACTCGAACTGACACCCCAAAAGGGACTACGTTCTAAGCGTAGCGCGGCTGCCATTACACCACAAGCCCATATATTGTATATATCAAATTACAACTGTCCACCAAAATGGGATGATAAAAATAATCATCACAATCGCTGACACAATCAGTTTAACAGTTTCCATCACAGATTCCTCCAGATGTATGTAGTATACGCGAGTTCCTTGCTTCTGCCAAGTGCATCAATTTCATGTAAAAGAATGTTGCGCATTGTTTCAAATTCAATGTTAAAATTGACACCTTTCAAGAAGTTCATGATACGTGACATGCGCAGTACATTATGATTTCCGCCACGAAGCCATGTCGCGATTCTCATAGAGTCAACATTACAACCATCGCAGTAATATGTTGGATCAAAGCCATAATTCTTGCAGAAAGTAAAGACTGTATCTACAATAATTGATCGGTATACACCATCAAACACTGAAAAGTCTTTAATTACAGGAGCGAACGGGTTCATTTTGCTCGGAGCAATGTTTGGAAACAAAATCTGCACATGCCCGTGACACTCTTCATGTTCTTCCTTAGAGAAGCGTAGGATATCTTTCAAAGTCTTACCATGAAGAGTTTTTTCCAACGTGATCTTATCATCAATTGGGGCATTATAGTTGTAAAAGTTCTCTACAACTTCTTTAGTCAGAATTTGGTTCATTCGTAATAACTTCCCATTCCTTGAACGTTTTCTTCACACCTTCATCATTTTCACAGTAGAGCAGATGATACTGATACTTGTTGCTCGCAGTTTTTGCTTCTATACCCTTGACAATGAAGAAGTCAACAGTACCTAGTACGCGAATTTCTTCGCCCAGCTTGAAATTGCATGGCTTTTTATAGGTCATTATTATCACTAGGTGCGTTTGAATTGGCGCGCCCGGCAGGATTCGAACCCGCATATATCGGTTTAGAAGACCGTAGCCTATCCTTTCGAGCCACAGGCGCATATTTTGTCTTAGTCTACAGTCTGTATAGATGACTGTCAACTTATTTATACTTCCATAAATATTTTTTTATTGATGGAGATTTTATGGAAGCTTTCCATAAAATTCTGTAGTGTATCCCATTTTTATACTCCTAGTCCATCAACGTGTCAACAGAGTTAATCAGTAGTTTGAATAATAGTGCAAATGGATAGAGAACCGCAAGGGTGCCCAGAACCACAATCACAATGATTCCATATGTTACCACAATCGACCTGAACAATTCATAAATCGAGAGTAGAATTGTTTCGAAAAAAACAATAATATCACCCAGCGTCATCTTCTAAGTCCATGTTTTCTAAATCGTTTCTGAGATTGCGCTTACATTCTTGCGCATGTTCTGGATCAAGATAGCACATCTTAAGTGGAATCTCAATTCGTAATTTTTCACTCGTCGCTTCCAACATATTTTTCTATCACCATTTCAGGTTCAAAAAGAGCACACCACCATTTTTCTTTTGGGAAGTTACTCTGGCTAGGCCAGCAATCTTCTTCGGTTTCGCGAACTTTGCTTACAACGTACCTAAGTGTATCCCCGTCACAAATGAAATCATCTACGAAAATGGGTCGGATGCCACGGAATTTATTTTTCAGATCGAACGAGTGTCTTTCCACCTGCTGACCATGCGACTTCTCATTGTACTTACGTACATACATCATTCCGGCAAGCCGGTCAATCTCTTGCAGCTTCAAACCAAGAATTGTGGCAGAAGAAATTCCACTCATTCCACTATAGCATAGCACGAAGTTGCTACGAGGGAATAGGTGCAGCAAATCTTTTGCAAATTTGACAGCAATCTGTGACAAAGCTACAGGGTCCATGCTATTTGAATAATGGGTACTGTAACCTTTACTCATTGTTCATCTCCAAAATGAAAGTGCGTTGCATCATGGTGTATAGTTCACTGGCTTTTGTGATTTCCTTAACAGTAGGCCAGCGGTTTCCCTTGATCTCATTACATCGACGACACGCGAGCACTGAATTACCCGCCTTACGGAATCCCTTGCTACGCGGGAACAGATGGTCGATAGTATAGCCCTTCTCTTCCTTAGCGCCACCTGAATGAGCAATATACTCGATATATTTGTTACAATAAAAACACCGGGCGTTTTGATATGCATACAGAAGAGCGGTTGGCGGAGCAGTCCACGGAAGATTCTTGGGTTTGTACGTATGGAGTAGAGCGGGCGGGGCACACATGATGTGTCATGTCGTTGTTGAACATGGCAAGGACAATACAATCAAACTAAGGCTTGTGTCAAGCCTTTCATATGTGTTATGATGGATCATCCACTGTGAGAGGATGAAAAAGTGAGTAATACAACAATAATATTGAAGAATATTCTCATCTTGAGAAAGAAAAGAAGTGCGGCACGATCATAAAGAACTAACCATGGAACCTTTCATTGCAACAAAAATGGACGCTATCATTGGATTGATAGTTTTTGCTATCATAGCTGGAATCTTTGAATGGCGAATCTATCTAAGGCGCCAACGAGCCAAACAGTGGATGCAGGAAATGAAAGAATTGTCTAAAATTGTCAAGAGGCGTTAAATGCGCGTCACTTATGTAATTAAATTCAAAGAAACCGGATTATTTAGGAACGAAGACGATGGTACAATATTTAAAATCCCTCTTTCAGACGTGGTATTACTTTCTCCTGCATTACGTCCTGGATGTTCTGGACAGATTGTTCAGGACCAATCAAGAGGGCGCTATAAATTTATCTATGATGCAGAAACGCAAACCGATGATCGACAAATCTCTTGTGAAAACAATGACTTACAAAACTTGGAAGGAAATTCCGAACAAGTATAAACGGGCATTGGGCAACATGCATCATAAAATTATCGATGGATTGATGTATGAGATCTTTACAATGGATGACAATCAGATTGATATAATCAAAGTCTATCTAATTAATGACCACCCTGTCGCATGGTATACTGTTGCGAGGCACAGTGGGTCAAATAACATAAATCGAGAAGCGTGTTTTTGGGTTCAGACAAAACTGAGGGGTAGAGGACTTGGTAAAGAAATGTGGGATGATTTCTTTAATTGGGTTAATATAGAAGGTCATAAAAAGGATGTAACCTTCAACCTATACGATGATTCAATCTTATATTACAGAGCGGTTAAACATATCCTCCCAAAAAATGTAACAAATTTCATTCGCGCTTGACCTTCTACAACCAATGTAGTAGAATCTTCCAATCTACTAAGGAAAAAACATGGCTAATAATGTGCTGTATACAACTGATGCAGGTGAAAAGTTCTGGTGTTCCAAGGAGCAATCCGATACCCTCGATGTTCTAAAGGAACTGAACGCTGGCGGCATTGGCACTATCTATGGCTACAGGCCGACCAGCGGTTATTCTGTTTCGCCCATCATGGATGTTCAAGTCATTACTCGAATTTCCGTCGAAGCATTGTATAAGCGAAAGATTGCTGCGCTTGAGAGTGTTTCTTACTCCGATGTAAAGGAATTCATCGAAAAGTCGAATGATTCAAAGCTATCTTCCCTAGATGCGAAGGTTGCAGAAGATCTTTTCAATGATCGTAAGAATCGACTGATTGCCTCTATGAAGAAGACTCTTGAAGGGGATCGCTCTGACGCTGCTCGCCAAGGCCATGATCGTAATAATATTACAGTCTGCAAGGGTGTCAAGGTCAATCTTGAGGGTCGAACTGTTGACGGCATTAAACATCCGAATCTATTTGACGGATATCCAATCGCCGCAACCATCAATCTCATGTGTATCGAAATTGGGCGCACAGTGCGCCAGGAAGGCGTTTATAAGACTGTCAATAGTGGTGCACCGGTGCTTGTCGAAAACTTGATTGAGAAGCAACTCAATTCAAAATCAATCGGTCTTAAGACGTTCTCTCTGGATTCATCCAAGTTTGAAAAAATCGTTGTCGCAAAGAAGTCTATCACGCGTGACGACATTAAGGATGCGGTCAGGATGGCTCCGGTAAAGTTCGATTCGATTGTTGAAGAAATTCTGTATCTCATTGAAGCATATAACGCTTAATAAAGGAAAACAAAAATGTCTAAAGAAAAGAAGTTGGTTAATCACGTCGCATACGTGCTTGATATGTCAGGCTCAATGTCTTCATATGAAGGTAAAATGCGCTCGCTAATTGAAGGTTCACTCAAGGCGATGCAGAATAGCGCACGTACAATGAATCAAGAAACATATTTCTCGCTGTATATGTTTGCGGACACTGTTCAAGCGGTGTGTGTAGACGTGCCAATCGAAGATGCTGATCTATCTCGCGTCAGTTTTAAGACCGGTGGATTGACTGCGCTTATCGATGGCATTCTCAAGGCAGTTCGTGACGGTCTTAATCTACAGGTCAAGCATAAGGAAACAGAAGATCACGCGTATCTGTTGAACGTCATCACAGACGGTGAAGAAAATCGGTCTAAGACTTCTGTTGCAGATCTTAAGACAATTCTTAAGCGGTTGAATGATCGCTGGACAATCGCCGTTCAGGTGCCAGATGCCAATGGGGTTTTCTTTGCGAAGAATCTCGGCTTTGATGCTGACAACATTGAAATTTGGAAAGCGGGTAGTTCGCGCGGCCTCGAAGAATCACTTGATAGTTTTACAAGGGGTTATGATAGCTACGTTTCTTCACGTAGCACCGGCGCAACTCGTTCCGTCAATTTCTATGCGAAGACTGATCTTTCCACTCTCTCAAAGAGCACTGTCAAAGGAACACTCGTGGAAGTGTCTGGAAAGCTCTATCCGTGTCAAAGTGGCCCCATCCAGATTCGTGATTTCGTTGAAAATGTTACCAATCGCCCTTATGTAAAGGGTAATGCATATTATGAATTGGTCAAGCCTGAACTGATTCAAGAAGGTAAAGATATTGTTATTGTAAACACTGTCGCAAAGGATGGTAAGAAGTATGGCGGCGCAGAAGCGCGTCATATTCTTGGTCTTCCAGATGGTCGCTTTAAGTTAACTCCCGGTGATCATGGCGATTGGCGAGTGTTTGTGCAGTCTACCTCAGTAAATCGCAAGATTGAAAAGGGTACATCTGTTTTCGTTAAAGACTAATATAATAAAGGAGCAAAGCCCGGTGTATCACTACACCGGGCTTTTTCTATGTCATTGATTTTACTAATATTCACCGTAATAGTATGTTGCTCCGTTTGGGGGTTATATTACGTCGGTCTACACAAAGATTTACATTTACTGGATTCCACATGGTTCTTTTGGGTTAGAATCTGTGCTATCATCCTAGTCATAACAACATTTATGGTATTCATATGACTATACATTTTACAAGCGATTGCCATTGGCACCACAAAAAAATTATTCAATACTCTAATCGTCCATTCATTGATGTGGACGACATGACTGAAAAAATGATCAAAAATTGGAACGTGCAGGTAGCGCCCACAGATACCGTGTATCATCTTGGAGATTTTGCGTTCGCAAAGATTGATAAAATAGAAAAGATCCTATCTAGGCTAAATGGTACTAAACATTTCATTAATGGAAACCATGACAAAGAAGTCAAGTATAATAGAAACAGATTGATTGACGGCGGGTTCGTAAAATCAATTAAAGATTATGATGAAATTACAATAGACAATCAATTTATTGTTCTGTTTCATTATGGTTGTAGGGTTTGGAACCGTAGCCATAGAAACAGTTGGCTATTATATGGCCATTCACATTCCAGTTTACCACCATTCGGAAAGTCCGTGGATGTGGGCGCTGATTCCACATGGATCACTGGCAAAGCGGAATATCGTCCATTTTCATTCCATGAAATAAAAAAATTCATGGATACACAACCTATCAGCGTTGTAGATCATCACGGAGCATAATAAAAATGTATAATGATAAAGAAGCTGGGCAATATAATGAAGATGTTGAAAAGCAGCGCATGCTGAATGCATTGAAGAATGAAGGCTTCCGCCTAGATGACAATATTGCTAGACTAGCGTGGCGAATCGCTATTGATTACGCACCAAATCATCAAGCAGAAACAGATCTGTTTAAAGAAATTTCCAACCTTGTCCGAAAAGAGCGAAATAGGATCTAAAATGGGCACTTTTTACATATTACTGATTGCAATTATAGTGCTCACGGTGGCTTTTGTTCTTGCCATCGAGCAAAACGAGGGTGGTGCCGGTTTTGTTTTATTGTTTCTTGCCAGCGCTATTATTTCATTGTGTGTCTATTCCAGTGATTATTTTTACATGACTTTCTCCAATGCTAAAGTAGTGAAAATGCAAAACATCTGTGAAAAGTTTGGTGGATTATCCGAATTCGATGTATCAGAATTTAAGTGTAACGATGGTACTATCATTAAAATTGATAGCATTAAACTTGATCCAGAAGCACCATAATGAATATTTTCGTACTTGATCTAGATCCATTTTTAGCGGCCCACTATGCCAATGATAGGCATTGTGTGAAGATGATTCTAGAGAGTTGTCAGCTATTGTCTACTGCGCATCATCTATTAGGCGATAGCTCTAAAATTACATATAAGGCTACTCACGCAAATCACCCTTGCGCTATTTGGGTTAGACAGTCCTCGGCTAACTATGAGTGGTTAGTCAAGCATACAATGGGTCTATTAGATGAATACACCTTGCGCTATGGTAAGATCCACAAATGTGATTCTATTCTAACGCCACAATTATTGGATGCTCCAAATAGAATTCCACATGGAGATCTCACACCATTCGCATTAGCTATGCCAGATCAATATAAAGTATATGATGACCCTGTTACATCATATCGCAATTATTATATTGGAGAAAAATTATCTTTCTCAACTTGGAAACATGGTATTACACCGTCTTGGATTTCAAAATCGTAATTTTATTTTTAACGCGTACTACGAAATACCAATAAAAACAACAACTTACAAAAACCCCACACCAGCCACGGTTGAACAATGGCTGGTGTGGGGTTTTTGTTATTATTTGTTTAGTTTAACATAGTTCAAATCATATCAATATCCAGAATTGAATGTGTGCTGACCAAAATGGCAAATTGACTATCAAACAAAACTTGGCGGGATTTATTACATTCGTGTAGAATCTCTGCCACATCGTACACCGCTATCTCAAACCCACAATCGTGTAGATGTTCGCGACATTCTTCATTAAACCATTCTTTTATATCATTTAAATCGCTGCACGCGGAGCGTGAGTGTTCATCATAATTCCAACCAAGATTCCACCAGTGATGGCTTACTTTGATACTGCTCGCATATGAATTAAATAGATGAGTAAAATAGTCCAATTTATTTGGATCTATGTAGGAGTTGGTATTGAACGGACCGAACGGCATGCTCAAAAATGAAGAAGATTTTCCTTTCATCATTGTTCTAGCTACTTGTTTTTTCAGTTGGATTCGATACACAAGAGGCATTTCACAGTCTCCATTTAAATTGGTCAATGGCAGGCAATGGGCTCGCCATCCTCCAGAATAACACACCGTTCCTGAACGCAGCCTTAATGGCTGACCTTTTGTTACAACAAATTCTTTGAATAATTCATTGACGATTCAGTTATAACAAAATACAATCTAGTGGGGAGAATCATCATCCCATATCCAACCTGAACAAAAAATAAACAGAATCAATTAGTTACATAATTTTCGTTGACAGAGTGATTTAATTATATTAAAATGGGTGCGTGGTCGGGGAGAGTCTCTTATCGATTAGTCGCGCGTGCTCGCGATATGAACCTGGAGTGTTCCCACGTTCGAAGGTGTATGAATCATTCGTGAATTGTTGGCATTTGTTCATAAAAAAGTTGTTGCATTCCATCGGGTATAGGCTTATAGTGATTCCACGGTCGGCGAGGCGCTGACCACTACCCCCAACATCTGGAGCTTAAAACATGAACATCTCTGACCTTTCCAACTACGGTATTCCGACCACGGGTCTGACCCGCGCAATCAATCATCTCCGCACTGATATGACCTCGGCCCGCAAGTTTGCGGAAGTCTTTGGCGTCACCGACGAAGATGATCGTATCACACTCAAGGCTGCGCAGATTGCGGTGACCGAAATCTTCCGCGACACGCATGATACCGAACTCCGCAATATCGTTGCCGCTAAGACCGAACAGCATCGCGCTTTCCTCGAAAATCGCGCTCCGGTTATCGCCCCCGTGACGGTGACCGCATCTTCACCGGAAGTGGTTGCAGAGCCG